GATATTTCTCCGGCGGGATTTTTTGGAAAAACAGTCTGAGTTATATTTTCACAGAGCGCATAATAGAGCGTCCGGGCTAGTCTCTTCACCGTCCTAAATAGGGATTTCTCATCATGGAACCCTCCATGTTACCTCCAAAGGTCTTGCCCTCACCTCCTCTATACTGTGTTCGATTGTGCTTTGCTCCTTTCAACGTCGAATCGTTCCGCATCTTGCTCGGACGTTCTAGTATGCGCTCTGTGATTTTTGCAAAAACTACAGGAGGTATTTACTGTGGCTAGCGGAACGTATAATCTCAATTTACTTCCGCATCGGTTTTCAATTGGTCGACAAGGCGAGAACCGTTATCGTAAAGTATCGTTCGACGTCTACAAGTTCGTAGAGCCGGTCCTCCGGGATTCGGCAGACGGTGTGATTTTCTTGATCGGCGTTTTTCGTCGACCGGATGGCGCCATCTATAATGCGATTGTCGAGAAGATCGATCGAAACGATTTCGATAACGTGATCGATTGGTATCCGACCATTACTGAGACATACTATGCTGGAGAGGGATCTCTTCAGTTTGTAATCTCAAAGATGCCGGTGACCGGGGATACGACAGTTCCCGAAGAGTATATTTTGGGCAAGTCAAATGTCGCCCAAGTGACGATTGAAGAATCGTCTACTGAATCTGGCCCGCTCCCGCCCACTCCCGATTCCCCGATCCAGGTGACTGTGACCGCGGATGTCGATGCTGCTAAAAAGGCAGCTACGGTGGCAGAGAGTTATGCGACGCATCCTGCACTTCCGGACTCATCCGGATATTACAAAGTGTGGAATGCCGAGACAAAAGAGTACGACATCACAAAAATTCCGGTTGCGCCGGGACCTACTGGATTGATGGCGCTCTTTGTTCCCATTCAGAAGCTCGATAGTCAGCCGATTGTAGGCCAGCTCTACAACGTGACGAATGCGAACTTCAATCGTGAGCCTCTCGAAGGAGAGGAATCTGTTTGTTACATTGTCCCGACAGACGCAGAAGCGGCTAAGGGTGCGAATTGGTTGTGTGTATGTTTCGTACGGGTCGATGTAATTCCTGTTCCTAATCGTGAGAAGAAGTATGCCCTCATGATCGAGGACATGTACTCCCTTACGAGTGGGGGAGGTAGCGGTGACGGAAATCTGAAAAGCGATGACTTCGATCGAATCAAGGTCATGGACCGTGGCGAATACGAAGCCCTCGAGACGAAGGATCCTCGTACCGCATATTTCATTCGGGGGTAATCTGCTATGATTGCTGTCGACGAAAAGGAAATTACCGAGATGTTTATCGGTACACAAGGCATTAAAACTGTCATTGTGGGAGAAGATCATGTGTATGAGCGGACAGGCGGATACATCTACCTGGTGCTCGATACAAAAAGTTAAATTTATGATGAAGGGAAAGATGCTGTATGGCTAGCTTCTTTAAACTTTTTCTCGATACCACCGCGCCTGCTGGTGTAACTCTGTCTCTGAACGATGATGCTCGTTATACCACCAGTGCTTCCATTACGGCCAAGATCGGCTGCGAGGATGCCGAGACCACCGGCTATCAGATGAAGATCTGGGGTGGCGTTGATGGCGCTGCTACCGAGGCCGATGCTGCTTGGGTTAACTTCGCTGCGACCAAGGAGATCACTCTCACTACCGGCGACGGCAAGAAGACCGTCAACCTGAAGGTTCGTGATGATGTCGGCAACGAGTCCGCTGTCATTACGAAGGAGATCATCCTCGATACCGCTGTTCCTGTGGTCACCATCACTGGCCCCGACAAGAGCAAGATCTCGAAGGTCGCGACCTTCAATGTTGCTGCGATCAGCTTCACCTGCGATGTCGATTTCGTCGAGTACAAGGTCAAGGTCGTTCCCGCCACTACCTCCCTGCAGGATGCGGGTGTCGTGATCGGTACGGAAAACGGCTCCACCAACATGAGCGGTACCGGCGAGTATCCTGATGCCCAGGCTATCGACTGCACCATCAACGCTGCTGACCTCGAGGCTGCTTCTGCTGGTGACGGCGAGAAGATCATCAAGGTCTTCGTCCGTAATGCTGCCGGAACCTGGAGCGTGGCGTAATCGCCAGGAGGTAACACTCTATGGCGGTACCGACTTTAACGTTCAGCACGACTGGATCTAAGATTTCGTCTGTAGAGGGACACGACCACATTACCGTGACGTTCACAGCAGATGGGCCGTATAAGTCCTTTGAGTGTCGAGCAACGAAGAGCGGCGAATCCTGGGGAGTTGGTATCGGGACGCTCATTGCCTCGTTTTCCCAGACGCCTGCGAACACATCGCGATCCTTTGACATCTATGATGACTATTTGGTGAACGGTGATGGAGAGTACCGCATTTCGCTGTTCGCACAAGGAATGGACGGAAGTTGGTACACTTTGACTCCTCTCTTTGAGTTTGTCTTCTCGAATGAAAGTTTGAGTGAGAACCTCATTGAGTTTGGAGTACTCTCCTATTGATTTCGCACCGTCAATTGGATACACGGGAGGGGTCCTATGAGTATAGCTACATATTTGTAGGGCCTCTCCTTTGTTAAAAATTTTAGAAGGAGGAACATCAGCAATGAAAATTATCGAATGTCTGAACGATAAGATTAGTGAAGAACTTAGCGATAGCGAGTCCTATGCTAATCTCGCCCTTAAGTATAAGGAAAGCGATAAAGAGACAGCGAAGCTTTTCTATGATCTTTCTCTGGAAGAAACCAAACATTACAACAAACTCCACGATCGTGTCGTTGCATTGATCAATGACTATAAGGCCAAGAATGGTGCGCCTCCGGCCGATATGCTCGCAGTTTATAATTACGTGCATGGCCAGATGATCAAGCGTGCCAAAGAGAACAAAATCCTTCAGGATATGTTCAACTCTTAAGGAGCGTAAGTATGGCTGATAAAGTAGATGACCTGATGATCAAGACACTTAACAAGGTGTCTGAGACAGGTAACATTACGACCGGCGATATTTTCGTTCTCAAGTATTGTAAACACGAACGTGCGAAACAGTCTCAGTCTCCGGCTTACAAGCAGCTCCTAACTGGAGCAGGAGAGGTTCTAACCTTTCTAAGAACTGCTTTTGGAGGTGAATGAGAATGCCTGGTCCAATGTTTAACCCCGGAATGGGGAATCGTTGTGGGATGATGAAAAGCCCTGAGCAGATTCAGCAAGAGATGAATCAACTGATGCAACAGTATAACAGCATGTATCAGAACATGAGTAATCGAATGCCAATGAACGAACCTGCTCAGATCGTAAATGACACGTTCGCCAATCGCCGTAGAGGCGAATACAGCGAAGTGCATGATCCGAGTGAAGTAGAGCAAGCTTCTGTCCCGATGGATGGCACTCCTCGTTTGTTCTTCGATTTTAAGAATAAACGATTCTGGGCTAAGAAGTATGAGAATGGTCAGACATATATCACGCCATACTCATTTGGCTCTCTTATGCAAAACTCTTCGGATGCCGTATCCTTTACTCCTTCGAGCGAATCCTCTGTGGACTATACGAAGGAACTTTCCACTCAAAATGAGCCCAAAGAGGAATCCTCTGATGCTCGACTCGATCGCTTAGAGGCGATGATGGGTCAGATCTTGGAAAGGATGACTTTAAATGAGTCTAATGGATCTGGTGAAACTTGCGAACGCAGTAAGCAATCCGCAGGAAGCGCAAGGAATGGCACTAAACGCTCTGGCAAAGAGATCCCCGGAGACAGCAGCAATGTTGTCAACGATGATCAAGCGGGGTGACGATCCCGCGAAAGCAATTCAGCAGTTTGCCCAAGAAGGAAAGATAAGTTCAAAGCAGTTAGACGAGCTTCAGCAAGTTTACGGAATGGCCCGAAAGATGGGTCTACGTAACTTCAACATTCCTGACAGTGTCTGGAATGAAGCTCGACAGGCAATTGGTGGGGTAGCTTCCAGTCAATTGCGGCCCAACAGTGGTTCCGATTGGTTTTAATATTGGTTTTAACTCAGTAGGGTGGCCAACTATTGAGTTGAAATAATATTTTTATTAGGATGACACTAACAATGGCAGAACTGAGCGATGTTCTTATGATGAAGGCTCTCGAGGATGACAACGGTCATGATACGTGGGGTAGCGCTGGCTTCCTCTGGGTTATCCTGATCTTCCTGTTCTTCCTGGCTTTCAATGGCGGTGGTCTCTTCGGCAATCGTGGTTTCGGTAATGGTGCCGCGGTCGCTGCGAATGATCTTTCTCAGGTTGAGCGTGATGTCCTTACGGGCAATTGTGCGACCCAGAAGGAGGTTCTTGAGAACCGTTATGCTAACCAGCTTTCCTTCAATCAGCTGGGCGCCCAGATGCAGTCTTGCTGCTGCGACATCAAGACGACCATCATTGAGCAGAATCAGCTGACACGCGATCTGATCCAGTCCCAGTATCTGGACGAGCTTCGTACCAAGCTCTCTGATGCAAAGTCTCAGATCAGCAACATGGAGCAGAACCAGTATATCCTGGGTCAGCTTGGTAATTTCTATTCCAAGCCGAGTGTGAATCCCAATACCTGCTACAATAACTACGGCTGCGGTGGCTGCAACGGTTGCAACGGTTGCGGTTGCAACTGAGTCACCTCGTAGTGCTTTGACAAGCAAGGAGGGAATTCAAAATGGCAAGTAACTGCTATCGCAAGTCTACTTTAACAGCGCTCAACACCACGGCCCAGACATTCGTCACGGCTGGCACCATTCTGTCTCCTGGAGGACAGTTGGAGAAGACGGGTTGTTCGCTGACCACGAGTCTCCAGGGTATCCGAATTCTTTCGGATGGTCTTTATACGGCTAGTGGTGCCGTTGCATTTACACCCTCTGATGCTGGTGTTGTCGTTGTTGCCCTTTATAAGGATGGCAATTTGCTTCCTTGTTCTGTGCGTACGATGAATGTCAACAGCGGAGTACTGTACATGCTCGACGCCATTGCTCCGGCGTTTGAAGGCGAGGCTTGCCGGGTGATCCACCCCGAAATCACTGTGAGAATCAGTGGTGTTGATGGTACGGTCAGCCGTGTTTGTCTCAATGTCACGCGCCTTGCGTGAATTGTGTTGAGGGGTCTGGGGGTCCATTGCGGGCCCCCTCCCTTCTATTTTTAGTTTTGAGCATTGACTAGAATTCGTGGTATGGCCACGATTACGAGTTCTATTAAGTGCTCAACTCTAAAATAGAAAGGGTGAAGTGTATGCCTGTAACTATTTCCTGGCAAACCATAGTTTCATTCGCAGCCGTCCTTGGTGCAGGTGCAGTCGTATGGAATTACATCACTCGAGTTGTCCACAAATTGGAATACGATCGAGAGCAAGACGAACGAATTACTCGTTTAGAAGAAGCTCATTCTCGTGACATTTCCGATTTGCGACGACATCATGATGAAGATATGGCTGCGACTCGGAAAGAGATGGCGATCATATGCAGAGGTATTCTGGCGTCATTGAAAGATGATGAGAAGGCGAAACAGTCCTCTATCAAGGAGATGGAGGACTATTTAAATACTTCTGCACACCACATTGTCAATCAAAATCAAAAACGTAAGTAAGGAGGAAACGACATGAAGTTCGAGATGAGTGACAAAGTATATGACATTCTCAAATGGGTTGTCATGATCGTACTTCCGGCTTGCTCTGCTCTATACGCATCTCTTGCTCCGGTTTGGGGCTGGGGTAATGTAGAACAGATTACCGTAACGTTGAGTGCGATTCAACTGTTCCTTGGCAGCTTGATTGGGATTTCGACGTCCAACGTGAAAAAAACAAAAACCAACCAAAAGAAAGCATAACGATGTTTCATTCTCGGGATGTGAAGTATCTGCGCGAAGACGTTCGGGTAAACGCTAAGATATTTTTGGATCTTTGTAAGGAAGCTGGTCTGAATGTTCTTATTACTGAAACGGTTCGCGATAAGGCATATCAAGAATACTGTGTTTCTCAAGGTTGGGCCGCCAAGACAGCGACCGTTCCAACGTTTCATTCTGTAGAAGCCGGATTAGCATTCGACATCTGCAAGAATGTAAAAGGTCATGAATACGATGACGCCGAGTTCTTCAAGAAAGCATCGGCCATCGGTAAAAAGATTGGCTTTAGTTGGGGCGGAGACTGGAAAAGTTTTGTTGATCGAACTCATTTTCAGTGGGACGACAACAAAAAGTATAGCAGTAGTATGATCAAGGCTGGAAAATATCCGCCTAATATGCCGAAATATGAGGTTGATGTTTCTATGAAGGAAATAACTGGTGCTACATCCGACGAAAAGCGGATGATCAAAGCAATCCAAACCGCTACTGGCGCGCTTGCGAATGGTGTAATTGGCAACCAGACTATGTCTGATATTGCCATTAAGCTTAACGCAAAATGCTTTCCGCTGAATGTAAAGCTGTATGGTTGCCCCGCAATTATTGCAAAAGACATCGATCCGTTTAACCCCAACAGTGCGCTTCCGCTTGATTGCATTAGTGGTAGTTTTAATGGTGGTGTTGCTCCCTGTAGCGTTCTTATCCGAAATGGAGAAGTTGTTTGCTGGTCTGCCTGCCATTATGTTTCTCTCGATAAGCCGGAAAGCGTTATCTATAAGCTTCGTAGTACTGGCGAGGTAAAGATTAAACGTGTCAAAACGGTGAGTGACGATCTGCCGCTTTATGACGTTGTCTGGGCGGTCGGTGGAATGGGGCTGATGGATTTCTATGATCCGAAAACCGAGGGTTTCACTGGCGTCTTTAGCGATGTTCTGCGCAAGACGAATCATACAGTTCTCGGATATCGTAATGGTATGATGTATGGCCTGTACTGTCCCAACATGACGGCAAGCCAGATCAATACCCTTTGCGAATCTAAGATGATGTTTGACTTCGCTATCATGCTTGATGGCGGCCATGTTGCGGCAATCAATGCCCACAATAACAAAATCAACACATCTCTGAAGCAGCTTTACGCTATCAAGTTCCTGTAAAATTCAAAATGGCAGAAAGGAGACCGTGAGACATGGCTATCAGTCGTAAACCGCCGTTGACGGAAGAAGCTCAAGAGAAGCATATGATTGCTCTTGCCATGGATCTTGCTGAAAAACAGTTAAGAGAGGGCACTGCGTCGTCGCAAGTCATCACTCATTATCTGAAGTTGGCTTCTACTAAGGAGCAAAAGGAGCTCGAACTCCTGGAGACTCAGAAAAAGTTGATGGATGCGAAGGCAGAGGCGATTACATCGATGAAGAGTCAGGAGGAGCTCTTCAAAAGTGCAATCAAAGCATTTAAAACCTATAGCGGACAAGGGAGCGAAGATGATGAGCCGGAATATTAAATGTTATTCCGAACTAATTACTTTACCTACCTTGGTTGAACGATATGAGTATCTTCGAATTGGTGGAAATGTTGGAGAAGATACCTTCGGCTACGATCGATGGATTAATCAGACATTTTACAATTCTGAAGAATGGAAACGAGTACGACGAGAAGTCATCCTACGTGATACGATAGGACGTGAGTGCTGTGATCTGGGAATTGAAAAGTTCCCCATATATGGACGAATCATCGTTCATCATATGGTCCCTTTGCTGGTAGATGACATTGCTCAATCGAGCGAGTTCTTACTCAATCCAGAGTATCTCATATGCTGTTCTGACAATACACACCGGGCAATTCATTATGGCGATGCGAAGCTGCTCCCTCGGGACTATACTCCGCGTTCGCTATTTGATACTTGCCCCTGGAAGCATTAGGAGGAAATATGGCTAAGAAGGTAAAAGCACCGGAAGTCCAGACTGAAGAAGTTAAGGCTGGCCAGGGTGTCGTGGTCGGTACCGACTTCCTCAACATTCGTAAGGGTCCGAGTGTCAACGATCGAGTCCTTTATGTAATCCAGAAGGATACGACTGTTGAGATCATTTCCGAACCGAACTCCGAGTGGTATGAAGTTATCACTCCTTCGGGTCACGGTTATTGTATGCAGATCTTCATTAAGCGTACGTAAGGAGGATCCATATGATCGATAGCATCCTCAATACGATCAAGAAAAAGATTGGAGTCTCTGAGGATGATACTTGTTTCGACGAGGCTATTCTTACGGAGATTAACACAGCAGGCTCTTTCTTGTCCCAATTAGGCGTAACGAGTTTTGATAGCTTTACCGTGTGCGATTCGAGTAACACGTGGGATGAATGTATTTCTGACCGAGTTAAGTTAGCGGACATCAAGACATACATTTATATTTATGTGAAACTCAACTTCGATCCACCGACAAATGCGTTTCTTGTTCAGCTTCTGAAGGACCAGATGAAAGAATGCGAATGGCGAATTAATGTCGCCGTTGATCCTTAAGGAAGGAGAGAATTCAAAATGGTTGTTTATAGTGATGAACTCTGCCATTATGGAATTCGCGGCATGAGATGGGGTATCCGTCGGTATCAGAATTCCGATGGTAGTCTCACTACAGCTGGCCGAAGTCGCTATTCTACGGGCAAACATCATTCGATCTTTACTCGTAAGAAAACGACTTCAAAGGATACAGCCAAGCCAGCTGAAGAGAAACCGAAACAGAAGTCTGTAAGTGAGATGAGTGATGCTGAACTGAATGCATTTCTGAATCGAAAGCGTTTGGAACAGCAGTACTATCAGCTTATGGCGACGCCTCAGAAGAAATCTGCGGTTACCAAGGGTAAGGAAATAGTCGGGAAAGCACTGGAAAATGCTGCCCAGGATACCCTTACCCAAATCGCTAAGTACACAATGGCAAAAGGTGTTAACAAAGTGCTTGGCGATAACGTTGTCAATGCAAAGGTAACTGACAAGGAAAAAGAGGCCAAGAATAAGTAGGTGACCTAAATGGCATTATCGAACACCGCAGTACCACGGTATTACGGTATGTTCCGTGATGCCGTAGTTAGAGGAGAAATACCGGTAAATCGAGAAGTCGATTTGCAGATGAATCTTATCGATGATCTTATCGATGATCCGGGATGCTACTATGACGACGAAGCTGTGGAGGGCTTTCTTGCTTTTTGTGAAAATGAGCTAACCCTGACCGATGGTGGTGATTTAGATCTTCTCGACTCATTCAAACTCTGGGCTGAGGACGTCTTTGGCTGGTTTTACTTTACGGAAAAGAGTATACCGGTTCCCAATCCTAATGGTCGCGGCGTTCGCTTTGTTCGAAAGCGAGTTAAGAAAAGGCTTCGTAATAAGCAGTACTTGATCGTTGGTCGAGGTGCTGCGAAATCACTATACGATGCATGTGTGCAGAGTTATGGACTTTGCATCGACACAACGACTACCCACCAAATTACGACTGCTCCGACCATGAAGCAGGCGGATGAAGTTCTATCTCCAATTCGAACTGCCATTACTCGTTCGAGAGGTCCGCTATTCCAATTTCTTACAGATGGCTCACTCCAGAACACAACTGGATCGAAAGCTAATCGCGTGAAGTTGACCTCTACCAAGAAGGGTATTGAGAATTTTCTGACCGGTTCTTTGCTCGAGATTCGTCCTATGAGTATTGCTAAGCTTCAGGGCTTACGATGCAAGTATGCGAGTGTTGATGAATGGCTTTCTGGTGACATTCGAGAGGATGTTATTGGCGCTATAGAGCAGGGCGCATCTAAGATTGACGACTATCTCATCTTAGCCACAAGCTCGGAAGGAACGGTTCGAAACGGTAGTGGCGATACAATCAAAATGGAGCTGGAAAGCATCCTAAGAGGAGAGTATCGCAACCCACATGTCTCCATTTGGTGGTATAAGCTCGATAGCATTGATGAAGTCGCAAATCCTTCTATGTGGATGAAGGCGAACCCAAACCTTGGAAAGACCGTTACCTATGAAGTGTATCAATTGGACGTGGAGAGAGCAGAAAAGGCTCCTGCTGCACGCAACGATATTCTTGCAAAGCGTTTCGGCATTCCAATGGAAGGCTATACCTACTTCTTCCCCTACGAAGAGACCATTCCTCATAAGCATCGCGAGTTTTGGAAAATGCCTTGTTCGCTCGGTATGGACCTTTCTCAGGGCGATGACTTCTGTGCATTTACGTTTCTATTTCCTTTACCGAATGGAACGTTTGGTGTGAAGACTCGAAATTATATTTCATCGACCACACTTAATAAATTGCCTCCGGCGATGTATCAGAAGTATTGCGACTTTATTCGAGAAGGCAGTCTGATTGTTCTCGAGGGTGTAACTCTGAACATGATGGTCGTGTATGACGATCTCGATCGATTTATCTCTGAGGCACAGTACGACATCCGATGTGTCGGATTTGACCCGTACAATGCTAAAGAATTTATTGAGAAATGGATTTCAGAAAATGGTCCATTCGGTATCGAGAAAGTTATACAAGGTGCAAAAACCGAATCCGTTCCTCTTGGTGAGCTGAAGAAACTCTCGGAAGAGAGGATGCTTCTCTTTGATGAGGAACTTATGTCCTTTACGATGGGTAACTGCATCGTAATCGAGGATACCAATGGCAATCGAAAGCTTCATAAGAAACGTTACGATCAAAAGATTGATGCTGTTTCTGCAATGATGGACGCCTTTGTTGCCTATAAACTTAACATCGAAGCTTTCGATTAAGGAGGTGACCGTATGGCAGAAACGCTCTTCAGCAAAGTGAAGCGTGCGTGGAATGCATTCTCCGATTCTGACTGGGATCGTTATGTTCCAGCAGGTCAGATGATCAGTTCATCTCGTCCGGATCGGGTGATTCTATCCCGTGGTAACGAAAAAACCATTGTAACCGCGATTTACAATCGCATTGCGATGGACGTTGCCGCATTGGATTACCTCCATGTTCAATTGGATGAAAATGGTCGATTTGTTAAGAAGATTGATGATGATCTAAATCATTGTCTTGAAGTCGAAGCAAATATCGATCAGACCTCCCGAGCATTTGTGCAGGATGCAATCCTAAGCATGTTCGACTGGGGTACGATTGCCATTTGTCCAATTGATACAGACCAGGAACCGGATCAAGAGGGTGACATTGTCACACGCTATTATACGATGCGCATTGGTGAAATCATCGAATGGCGTCCGAGACAGGTATTAGTTCGTTGTTACAACGATCGCACCGGTCAGTTCGAGAACGTCACATTCGATAAAGCCAACGTTGGCATCGTTCAAAATCCCTTCTATGCGATAATCAACGAGCCCAATAGCATGATGAAGCGTCTTGTGCATAAGCTTAACTTGCTTGATGCCATCGATGAACAGTCTGCCAGTGGTAAACTCGATCTGATTATACAGCTCCCCTATGTCATTAAGACAGAAGCCCGTAAGACTCAGGCTGAATCTCGTCGAAAACAGATTGAAGAACAGCTCATGGGTTCAAAGTACGGCATTGCTTACACAGACGGTACGGAGAAGATCACACAGTTGAATCGTGCTGTGGAAAACAACCTCATGACTCAGATTGAATACCTTACGAGTATGGTATACGCCCAGTTGGGTATCACTCAGAGTGTATTGGATGGAACCGCAGACGAATCGACGATGCTGAACTACAACAACCGCTCTGTGGAGCCATGTGCTTCTGCTCTTACCGATGAGCTCTATCGTAAATTCCTTACGACATCTCAGCGAAAGAAGATGGAATCGATCTCCTTCTTTAGAGATCCCTTTAAACTCGTACCGGTTAGTCAGATCGCTGAAATTGCAGATAAGTTCACTCGTAATGAGATTCTTACCTCCAATGAAATCCGTCAGGTTATCGGTATGAAGCCGTCTAAGGATCCGAAGGCAGATGAGCTCCGTAACAAGAACTTGTCACAGTCTAAAGTGGATCAGCAAACCCCTACGGTCCCAACCAAAGCGGACCAAACCGTATCGGTCAAAAATTCTAAAGAAGGAGGAAAAACATAATGCCCGATATTGATCACGTTCGTCCGGGTCCTGGTAATTCTGATTTTCAGGGCTGGGCGTCCAAGAACAATCTTCTGTGTACTGATGGTCGAGTAATTCGCGAGAATGCATTCGCACATCAGAACGGTGCTGTTGTTCCGCTCGTCTGGAACCATCGTCACGATACGCCGAGTGCCATTATTGGCAAGGCTACATTGGTCAATAAGCCTGATGGCGTGTATTGCTATGGTCTGTTTAACAACACCAAATTCGGCAACATGTGCAAAGAACTTGTCACTCACGGTGACGTCACCTCTCTGTCGATTCTCGCCAATCAGCTGAAGCAGAAGGGCCACGATGTTATGCATGGTATGATCCGTGAAGTCAGTCTTGTTCTGGCGGGTGCAAATCCCCAGGCATTTATCGAGGACATGGATCTGGCGCACGGTGAAGATGCCGAATACGAAGCTCGCATCTTCCCTCAGGAGCCGATCATTTGTCATGGCGATGATGACTTTGAGGAACAGGAAGAGGAACCGGAAAATACGCCGGCCGAAGAGACCATTCAGGATGTCATTGACTCTATGAATGAGAAGCAGAAAAACGTTATGTATTATCTGGTTGCAACTGCCAGAGAAGAAAATAAGGAGGATCCCACTATGGCTCACAATGCCTTTGAGAGCGGTGCGAACAAGACCGCTCAGCTCACTCGTGAGAACTTCGCTCTTCTTGCGAAGGAAGCTAAAGCCTGCAGCTCCCTGAAGGAAGCCGTTCTGGCTCATATGGACGATATGGAGGGTCTGTCTGACGCCCTGATGCATGCCGATTATGGCATCGAGAATATCGAGTATCTGTTCCCCGACGATCGCAATGTCACCCGTCAGCCTCAGTTCATCCAGCGCGACATGACCTGGGTCTCCGGCGTTATGTCCGGTGTCCATCATGTTCCGTTCTCCCGCATCAAGTCTGTGTTCGCTGACATCACTGCTGACGAGGCCCGCGCCAAGGGTTACCTGAAGGGCAAGCTGAAGAAGGAAGAAGTCTTCACCCTGCTCAAGCGTTCCACCACGCCTCAGACCATCTACAAGAAGCAGAAGCTCGATCGCGATGACATCATCGATATCGTCGACTTCGACGTCGTCGCCTGGCTCAAGAGCGAGATGCGCATGATGCTCAATGAGGAAATCGCCCGTGCGATTCTGGTGTCCGACGGCCGTTCCACCGCCTCCGACGACAAGATCAAGGAAGACAACATCCGCCCGATCTGGACCGATGCGGACCTGTACACCATCAAGGTCGGCATCGACTCCGTTACCTACAATGATGACGACAAGCTGGCCAAGGAGTTCATCCGTCAGTGCATCAAGTCCCGCAAGGACTACAAGGGTAGCGGCAATCCCGCTCTCTACACCACCGAAGAGATGCTCACCAACATGCTGCTTCTCGAGGATGGCATCGGCCATCGCCTGTACAAGACCGAGGAAGAGCTCCGTACCGCTCTGCGCGTGAGCAAGATCGTCACCGTTCCTGTCATGGAGGGTCTGACCCGTGAGGTGACCCATGAGGCCGATTCCAAGGCTTACATCCACAGCCTGATGGGCATCATCGTCAACCTGACCGACTACACCGTCGGTGCCGACAAGGGTGGCGCGGTCTCTATGTTCGACGATTTCGATATCGACTACAACCAGCAGAAGTACCTGATGGAGACCCGTTGCTCCGGCGCTCTCACCAAGCCCTACAGCGCCATCACCATCGAGTCCTACGCGGTCAAGGCCGGCGGCTAATTCAAAATGGCGAAGTTTTGTGGGAAAATCGGCTATGCAACAATGGTCGAAGAGAGCCCGGGCGTATGGATCGAGAAGATCGTTGAACGTCAGCACTTCGGCGATTGGGTGTCGAACACCGCGAAGCTTCAAGCTCAGGAAGGTCTGAATGACGATTTGGTGATCGCGAATGATCTGAGCATCGTTGCTGATCCCTATGCCAAAAAGAACTTCCACTCGATCCATTATGCAACATACATGGGAACCAAGTGGCGGGTGCGTATGGTCAAAGAGGCCTACCCCCGCCTCACCCTTGTGTTAGGAGGAGTATACAATGACTCGAATGGAAACCAATAGGCGGAAATTTCATGAACTCCTTCGAAAGCTTCTTGGGTCCGATCAGGTTTATTACCAGAGGCCCGAGAACAAGCAGATGACGTATCCTGCTATTGTCTATAACCGTGATGAGATCAGTAATGGCCATGCGGATAATAGTATTTATAAGCAGGAATATGTCTATGCTGTCACCGTGATCGATCCGAATCCCGATAGTATTGTCGTCGATAAAGTATCGAAGATCCCTAGGACTCGATTCGTTCGACATTATACACAGGATCGCCTCAATCACGACTTGTTTACCATATATTTCTAAGGAGGATCACATCCTATGGCTAATAAGCGTCTTATCTGGGATGCTGTTGGTGAGCGCCTGTATGAAACTGGCGTGGACCATGGCGTTCTGTACGTTATGGGTGACAGCAATATCTATGGCGAGGGCATCGCTTGGAACGGTCTGACTGCGATCAACGAATCTCCTTCCGGTGCTGAGTCCACCGCTCTGTATGCGGACAACATCAAGTATCTCAACATGATTTCTGCGGAAGAGTACGGCTACACCATTGAAGCCTACTATTCCCCTGAGGAATTCGATCAGTGCGATGGTCTGGCGAGTCCGGTTGCCGGCATGACAATCGGTCAGCAGAAGCGCAAGATGTTCGGCTTTGTGTATCGTTCCCTGATCGGCAATGATACCGATGGCCAGGATCACGGCTATAAGCTGCACATCTGCTATGGCTGCCAGGCATCTCCCTCCGAGCGCAACCATCAGACGGTCAATGACAGCCCCGAGGCTACCAATCTGAGCTGGACGGTCTCCACCACCCCGGTGAATGTGACTGGCTATAAGCCCACTGCGTCCATCGTTATCGATTCCACCAAGATCGATCCTGCAAAGCTCACCGCTCTTGAGGACGTCCTGTTCGGTAAGGATCCCACTACGACGGGCGGCGAGGATGGCGTTGCCCCGAAGCTGCTGATGCCCGACGAGGTCATCAACCTTCTTAAGGCTGGCGGCTAAATCTATCTTTATGGAGGGGCCTCTTCGCGGGGGGCTCCTCCTATCATTTTTATTTTTGAAAAGGAGAAAGCACAATGTATAGGAGACCTATCACTTTTACGGATTACGACGGTAATCAGGTTACGGAGAATTTCGAGTTCAATCTGTCCAAGGCTGAGCTCGTGGAAATGGAAGCCGAGTATCCCGGCGGGATGCAGGCCATGATTCAGAGAATTACGAAGGAGCGCGACGGTAAGGCCATCGTTTCGGTCATCAAGGACATCATCCTTCGTTCCTACGGTGAGCGTTCTCTCGACGGTCGTCGCTTCGTTAAGAACGATGATATGCGTGAGAAGTTCTCTCAGACCGATGCATATTCCGAGCTTTTCATGGAGCTCGCGTTGAACCCCGATAAGACGGCTGAGTTCATCAACAACATCATTCCGAAGATCCCTGACGCTCCCAAATCGGCGGAGTAAATTCAAAATGGTTGAAATGGAGGCTAGGGAATGCTTCGGCTGACGATACCTGAACAAGAGGTGTTCAACGATGAAACACAAGAGTTTAGCTTTACTAAAGAAGTAACGCTCCAACTTGAACATTCTCTAGTCTCTATTTCGAAATGGGAAGCCAAATGGCACATCCCTTTTCTTCGTAGGGAACCGATGACTCGTGAGCAGACGATCGATTATATTCGCTGCATGACGATCACCCAGAATGTTCCAAAAGAAGCGTACGAATTCTTGACAAATGAGAATATTAAGACCGTTATGGCGTACATCGACGATTCGATGACGGCCACCACTGTGAAACATCGTAAGAAATCGACTTCTCGTGATGTTGTTACATCGGAGCTCATCTACTATTGGATGGTAACGCTTAATATTCCCTCGCAATATGAGAAATGGCATTTGAACCGGCTTCTGACACTAATTGACGTGTGCAATGTGAAGAACGGCAAACCCGAAAAGATGTCTCGTCGAGAGACTGCTGACGAGTATCGTTCCATCAACGCTCGCCGACGTGCAGAAGCCAAATTGGCTAGGAGATAACAGCAATGGCCCTTGTCGTTATGAAACAATCCGGCAGTTTGAAGAACTTTGAAGGGTTTCTTTATAAAAACCGGAAAAGGCGTCTCTACCAACTGCTGAACGAATATGGCAAGCAGGGGGTTGAACTTCTTCGTGATGCTACACCGGTAGATACGGGCAAAACTGCTACCGGATGGGATTACGAAATCGAGGTGAGCTCCCAAGGTGTTTCGCTTTATTGGGTCAACAATAACGTGAACGAGGGAGTTCCTATTGCTATTCTTATACAATATGGTCATGCGACTCGAAATGGCTCCTATGTGCAAGGCATTGATTACATCAACCCGGCATTAAGACCTCTATTTGAGTCTATGGCTACTAAGCTCTGGAAGGAAGTGAGTTGACGATGGCAACTAGTATTGACTATAGAATTGTCGAAGCTCAATTTCGAAATTCGAATTTTGAGAAGAACATTGCCCAGTCGACCGAGTCTCTGGAGCGATTTAAGCGATCCCTTGACGTCGATCAGCAGGCTAAGAGTTTAGAGAAGCTCGACAATGCTGCTGATCTGGCTGGCATGAAGGGACTCGCGCAGCAAGTTGACAAAGTAGCAGATAAATTTTCTGCTATGGGTGTTGTCGCATTTACAGCACTTCAGCGAATCACAAATGCGGCAATCGACACCGGCGTTTCGTTGGTTAAGTCACTTTCGATTGATCAGGTCACCGCTGGCTGGAACAAGTATGAGCAAAAGACGTCCAATGTTCAGACGCTCGTTAATGCAACCGGCAAGTCTGTTGATGAGATCAATGGATATTTAGAGAAGCTTATGATGTTCTCAGATGAGACATCGTATGATTTCACGACAATGGCACAATCCCTTGGTCAAATGGTCACTAGTGGTGGTGACATCGATCATCTAATTCCGATGATTGAGGGTATTGCGAATGCAACCTCTTTCGCTGGCAAAGGTGCCGCAGAGTTCTCTCGCTCAATCTACAACCTAAACCAGTCTTATGGTCAGGGATTCTTGACCCTTATGGACTGGCGAAGTGTCGAACTTTCCGGCGTTGCGTCTCAGCAGCTGAAAGAGACATTTATCGACGTTGGTAAAGCCCTCGGTACTTTGGATAAAAACGGGAGAACGGCAGAGGGTACTCTCGTTGATATTGGTAACTTCTCGACCACGCTTGCTGATAAGTGGGCTTCTCGAGAGGTTATGGAGCAGGCATTCGGTCGTTTTGCTCAAGTGACAGAAGCGGCCTATAAGCTCGTTCAAAATGGTATGGCTGATACTTACAGTGAAGCCTATGCCATGCTGGATGGAGCCTTCGAGCAGGTTTACTATCGTGCGGCATTAGCGGCTCAGGAAGCTAAGACGTTCGGAGAAGCTATCAACTCCGTTAAGGATGCTGTTAGCTCTGGCTGGATGACCACGTTCGATTATATTTTCGGTGGTTACGATAAGGCGAAAGAAATCTGGACAAATTTGGCAAATGATTTGTGGGATGTCTTTGCTGCTCCGGCACAGGAACGAAATAGTATCCTGAAAGAGTGGGTTGAGCTCGGTGGTCAGACTGCTTTGTGGGAAGGCTTAACGAATATTTTCAAGTCTCTCTTGAGCGTCATCGAGGCTGTTCGAGAGGGATTTAGTGAGATATTCCCCGCTAAGACGGGTCAGCAGTTAGCGAACCTTACATTCCAATTCCGGGACTTTAGCGAGAAACTTATTGCAAGTGAAGACACTTTGGCTAAGGTGAAAGAAGTTGCATCTGGTCTCGCATCGATTGTTAAGTTGCTAATCACTCCGATTAAACTCGTTTTGGGGTTAGTTGGAAAGATTATAACTCAGGCTGCTCCGCTTACAAGTTACCTTCTCTCCTTCTCTGCGACCATTGGTGGTTTGTTAACGAATCTCGTTAAGATGGTTGACGAATCGCGAGTGATCGAAGGGATATTTGCTACATTAAAGAGTGCGGTGGAAGCTGTTGGTGGGGCGTTCATGTTCCTTGGAGGCATGCTTTCTACGAGCATTTCTGCTTTTACGGGAATCAACGTCCTCGACATTAATAATGTCACAACGTCCCTTGCCGAGATTCCTCCGATTGGTGAGCAGATCGCTAAGGTATTTGACACCATTGGTGAATCTGGAAAGAATGCATTCGGTAAGGCATCAGCGTGGGTGTCTCAGCTGAAGAGCTGGGCATCCAGTGCCGCTTCGACCATTGGGTCGTTTGCAAAATCCATCGCATCTACATTGAAGCCTATCGGAGATCGCATCAAATCGATTTTCGAAGGTGTTACCTTGACCGATGCGATTGGCACAACACTTCTTTTCGGTCTCTATGAGCAAATAAAGAAGATTGCTAAGGCATTTGCCGCAATGAAAACCAATTGGGCTGGCGTTGCTAAGGCACTCACCAATGTTCTCAATACGGCTGGTGATACGTTAAAGGCTTTCCAGAACAAAGTAAATGCTGAAGTTCTTAAGTCGATTGCTATCTCGATTGGTATCTTGGCCGCTTCTTTGTTCGTGATTTCTCGTGTAAAACCCGAAAACATGGGTAAGTCTCTTGCGGCCGTCGCGTTGCTCTTTGGCGAACTAACGGCCATTCTTGGCATTATGAGCGGTAAGAAAATGACTGCTGGTAAGGCAGAGCTTCTTACATTGTCCGGTGCTCTGATCGGTATGTCCGTTGCTATTTCGATTCTGGCTGGTGCTTTGGCTAAGTTAACGGAGTCAGCAAAGGATACATGGGTGTTTGCTAAAGCGACCTTTGCGATTATCGCCATACTAGTAGCTTTGGAAAAGGTCGGCGTTGCACTTTCCACTAAAGTTGGCGAGAAGCAGGTTATGAAACTTGCTCTTGTCTTCCTATCCTTAGCTACTGCCGTTCGAATTCTTGCAAGTGCGTTCCAGGCATTCGATGGAATTAGTTGGACTGAATTCGGAATGGGAATTGCATCCTTGATTATTGGAATCGGCACTATAACTGGTTCCATCGCTGTCATGAAGGCGGTTCCTGGTCGGCTTTCCAGTGTAGCATCGAGTCTAATTGCATTCGGACTTGCACTGTCTGCATTGATATTGCCGATTAAGATTCTCGGAGAGATGGATTCTAAGGACCTCCAGCAAGGTCTGATTACCACTGCAAAACTTCTCGTTGGTGTTGTCACTTCGATTAGTGGCATATCCATTGCTATGAAGGGGTTTGCTGGTATTTCCGGAAAAGGCATGATGGCGATAACGCAGGGATCTCTTGCTGGACTAGCCAAGAGTCTTCTTGCTTTGTCGATATCTATCTCCTTACTGGTTGTTCCTCTTCGTATTCTCGGTGCATTACCGATCGAACAGATTCGGCAGGGATTGATATCCATTGGACTTCTGATGGGCGGATTGACTGCCAGTTTGTCGATCATGGGTAACAACCATGTTGCTGGAACGGCAAGCGGAATACTGGCGTTTGCACTCGCACTCAATATGCTGGTTATTCCGATCAAGGCTTTTTCTACCCTCAAACTCCCGGCCATTGGAGCGGGTCTTTTAACTCTCGCTGGAGCTATTACCATTATGCTTGGTTCGGCATTCGGATTAGGCATTCTGGCTAAGACGTTTGCTGGTCTGGAGAAATCCATGTTGGCATTCGGTCTTGCTGCACTTGGCGTGGGTGCCGCTGTTGCCGCTTTGTCTGTCCTTTTAGGCACCTTGTCTGCGATTGGTGCGGCTGGTGTAGCGGCGATTGTGGCTGCTATTGCCGCATTCTTCCAAGCAGTCAAGGTTATGCTTCCCGTTATCGAGGAAGGCTTGACTGATATTCTTATCACCATCGGACACGTTCTCAAGAGAGGCGCTCCGGCTGTTGTTGAGGGTCTTATCGTTATGTTCGATGAGGCCATGAAGCAACTTCGCGAGTATGCGCCCTCGATGATCGCAAGTCTCGGTGATCTGATCGTCGTTCTTATCAATGGACTAAGCACTTACGCTCCCCAAATCAGGGATGCTTTGAAGAGTTTGTTCGCTGTCTGGTTTGGTGACGCAAGTCGCGAAGAGGTCATCCTTGATATTCTCGCATCTGCAACGGCTCTTGTTGCTGTTCTGAAGATGCTGAGTATTGCTAAGGCATGGGGTAAGAATGCTATCATCGGCGCTGGGTTTGCGGCCGCTGCGACTCTGATTCTTGGTGGCGCATTGGCCGTTCTCGAGAATCTCGGCAATACAGATAAAATGCTGACTGCCGCTTTGGCCCTTGGCACCATCATAACGGCCATGAGTGTAGCGATGCGAGTTGCAGCACCCCTTGGCGAGATGGGTCTCGGCGCACTTAAGGGTATCGGTATGGTCGTAGCAGTTGTTACGGCATTGAGCGCTCTGTTTGGTGCATTCCAGGCCTTCTTTGGTGAGAATGAAGTTGTCAAGAAGATCATGGACGGCAACATCAAATTCATGGAATACATCGGTACTGCTCTTGGATCCTTTATTGGGGGTATTAAGAAAGGTATTTCTGATGTAGTCGGTGAGAGAGATTCGTTCCTGACCAAATTCGGTAAAGACCTTAAGGAATTCTGGTCGAATGCGTCGGTCTTCTTCCAGGGCATTAATGGTCTAAAGGATAGCGTATTTAGTAACATGGTATCTCTTGGTGAAGCCATGTTGATATTTACCGGAACGAAATTCTTGGATGGTCTTGCATCCATCATCGGCAGAAGCGACCTACTTGACTTCTCGAAGCAGTTGGCCAATTCGGCTCCATATCTCAAGACGTTCTACACTGAGGTTGGAGTGATCGACCAGTCGTCCATTGAGAATGCAATCTATGCGATTGGTGGTATGGCAGAGGCGGCATCCAAGATTCCGACATTTGGCGGCCTTAAGGGTGCTGTATTTGGCAATTCCTTTATTGCAGCATTTGCTGCTGAACTGGATTTGGCTGCACCGCATATCAAGGGCTTCTTGACCAAGAGTGAGGGTCTCCCCGCGGATAGTAAGACGCTAGTCGACATGGTATCTGACATTGTCACAACAATGGCAACTGCCGTCGCCGTCACGCCGAAATATTCTGCGTTTAAAACGTTCTTCACCGGTGAGAATCTAATCTCTTTGTTTGCAGCAGAACTTGCTTTGGCGGCTCCGAACATGATCGATTTCTTGAATATTATGGCTGGTGCTCCGGTCAATAGTAGTGAGATCGCCATGAAGACGAGCAATATCATTGCAAATCTTGCCGTAGCCGTCGATCAAGTCCCGAATACGGGTGCCGGTCGTAGTAAGGGCTCGCTTAGTAATTTCGCCAAGCAGCTTAAGGACATGGGTGAGGCACTGGTTCAATATTCTGGTGTCGTTGCTGAAGTGAATACCGATGCGATGAACGCTGCGAATGAAGCACTCGCCAATCTCGTCAAATCCATTCAAAATGCCGATGTTTTAACGACAGTTCAGCAGAGAATGAGAGATATCGAGTCCGGTATTTATTCCGTGGCGACTAACATTGCCAACAACATCTTCACTCAGTTCTCGAATCGCACTGCCGAGTACAAAGACATCGGTATGAATTACCTTAGGGGTATCCGTAAGGGTCTTATGGATGTGCCCACTGTCAATTCTCTTACCGGTGCTGCTCGCGATGTTGCAAAGGCCATTGATCGTACCGTTCGTGATGAGCTTGATATTCACTCTCCTTCTGGACAGGGTGAATTGATCGGTAAGTATTACGATATGGGTGTCCGTTACGGTCTCGATGGTAGTAAGAAGACAGTTCTCGTTGCCGCTCGAAACCTTGCAAATGAGATGCTGAAGAGTGGTGAGATCACCTATGAGGAACTCCAGGAGGTCTACAACAAATTCAACGTCTCGATTGCGAGTGCTGAGAACAAGCGCCTGTTCATGCTGACTACGGCCAATCGTGCATCCATGGGTGAACTCAAAGAGATCGTCGGCGATGGCTACGATGATATTGTCAAAGAGACATACGATGCATTCCATAAAACCGGAACGGCCATTGACGAAACTTCGGAAGAAGTCACTGTAAAAGCTGGTAAGGCCGGTAAGTCTGCCGGTGCATCTTATATCGAGGGTCTCCAGTCCGAGCTCAACAAACTCGGTACTCGACTCACGAGCTATGGTCTCGAACAGAAAGTCTGGACAACGCTCTTCGGTGGTACTGCTACCGATGCCGATAAGACTGCTGTGGATGAAGCCCTTAAGGTTAAGGAGCTCAACAATCTAACGCAGCAGCTTGGCAAGGCTGAGGAAGAGTATACGGCAACGGTTAAGGCATATGGTAGTGAGTCGAAGAATGCTCTGGATGCCTACAACAAGGTCCTCAATGCCCAAATAACTCTCGCCGAGAAGGCTCAGGAAGTCAAATCCAACCAGGAGCAGGTCACGACAAGCGAGAAAGATCGTATGGTCGCCTATGCTAACTGGATGGTCGAATACAAAGACATGCTCCTTGAACAGGGGTTTGCTTTGGAGCAGATCAACCGTGTTGCCGCAAAGGATACTGGTTACGATCCATATAATCTCCTGAATACCACCGCAAGTGAGGCGACGAAGGCCGCTGACGCTGCACTTGAGGCTGCTAGACAGTCCTACACCAATAGTGCAGATGATGTCCTCGGTAGTCTTACCCCGACATTCCTCAAATACGGTCAGACGATGTCTACCACATTTGCACAGGGTATTGTTGAGAAGACAGACGTAGTCTCGAATTCTACCGGTCAGGCAATCAATGGCGGTCTTTCGATGGCACAGTCGAAGGAAGAGCAGTGGGTTGCTTGCGGCGAGGTCATCTCTGAGCGAATCTCTGAGGGTATCATCGCTAATGGTGGCGACGTCCAGGCAGCTCTCAATAGTGTCCTTGGTGATATCATCAATATGGTTTCTGGTGGAGTGGTTAACGGTTACACGGATAACCTCTCCATCGGCATTCAGACTCTGAACCGTGATATTACGGATGGTATTGAGACTGCTCCGGTTATCACCCCTGTCATTGACGATAGTAAAGTGAAATCTGGTGTGAGTGCGATGAATTCGCTAATCGGTTCGACTCCGATGGGATTTACGGCCATTCTTGCGGGTCAGGTAGCTGGTGGATTCAAGGATGTTGTGAATGGCATTACCGGTTCGAAGACGGTAAATAACACCTACAACTATACGCAGAACAACACCAGTCCGAAGGCTTTGAGCCGCGCTGAGATCTATCGCGACGGCAAGAATCTCTTCTCAAATGTGAAAAATAGCTACCAATAAGGAAGGAGTGGGCTTATGATTAAGGCCTTAACGGTAACCAATCCGAAAGGTGAAACACTTCGTCTGGAGCTCACGAACCCGGACCCCTCGGGTCTTTATATTAAGGACATCGAGGGGCTCGGTCCTCCCAAGGCGAGTATTAACACATCAGAACTAGCAACCGTTGACGGTAGTCTCTATGCCTCTTCTCGTTGTGAGAACCGCAATATCGTCATCACACTCGGTATGTTGTTCGCACCGACAATTGAAGACTCGAGACAGAAGACCTATAAGTTCTTCCCGATCAAAAAGCAAATCAAGCTTGAGATCGAGACAGACAACCGCCTGGCAGAGATTAGCGGTTATGTGGAGTCCAACGAGCCGAATATATTCTCCTCTGAGGAATCAACACAAATCAGCATCATCTGTCCTGATCCTTATTTCTATGAGGTCGGCGGTAGCGAGAAGGTATATACCAATATCGAGCCACTATTCGAATTCCCGTTCTCCAATGAGTCTCTTACCGAGAATCTTCTTGAAATGGGTAGACTAGTGGATGACCCGAGAGCAGTTCTGAACTATGTCGGTGATATGGATACGGGTGTTGTCATCACAATCCATGCACTGACCAAATCGGGTGATATTACCCTCTACAATGTCGATACCAGAGAGCACTTTAAGATATTTGATGCTCAAATCAAAGCTCTTACCGGTGCGGTATTCGATGCTGGCGATGATATTATCATCTCGACCGTGAAGGGTAACAAGTACGCTCGACTTCTGCGCGAGGGTAAGGAGACGAACATTATTTCCGCTGTTGACATGGATGCCGATTGGTTCCAGGTTTCGAACGGCGTGAATATGTTTAACTTCGTTACCCAAGAGGAGGAAGCGAATCTGCTGATTACCTTCTCTTATAAGAACGCATACGGAGGTATCTAAGATGGAGGCATTGATTCTCGATAAGAATTGGGAAGTCGTCGCTATCTTAGATGCCTTCCAGTCGTTCATTTGGACTGATCGATTCCTTGGCTATGGCGACTTCGAGGTTTATGTACCAGCTGATATGCCAATTGGGAAGGAGTTTAAGCAGGACTACTACCTTTGGTGTCGGGAGAAATCTGATCGACTGATGATCATCGAGACCATTGAGACCAAGGTAGATGTGGAGGATGGTAATTTCTTAACGGTCACAGGCCGTTCTCTGGAGTCTATTCTCGAGCGTCGCATCATTTGGGGTTATCGTCAGTGTTATGGCAATCTTCAGAAGTCGATCCGGAATCTCTTAAATCAAAATGCGATCTCTCCGAGTAATAACGACCGGAAAATCCCGAATCTGGTATTCCGTGAGTCGACCGATACGCGTATCACGACCCTTACGGTCGATACACAGTATTTCGGCGACAATCTCTATGAGGCAATTTACGGGATTTGTGAAGAGAAGAAGATCGGATTCCGTATCTTACCGGATTTCTCGACGAAACAAATGATATTTGAGCTGTATGCCGGTGAAGATCGAGCATATGGCCAAACAAAGAACCCCTATGTTGTCTTTTCTCCGAGTTTCGACAACTTCTTATCCAGCAACTACATCGAATCGAAGAAGGTCCTTAAGAATGCCACTCTTATCGGCGGTTCCGGCGAGGGTTTTGCTCGTAAAACGACGGAGGTGACTGGTGAGAACTATGGCACCGGCTTGGATCGCCGTGAAGTGTTTACGGACGATTCTGGTGCAAGTGACGATGTCGATACCTACGACATTGAACATGATGAGGACCTCACTGAAGAAGAGAAGGCTGCAGCGATCGCAGAACGTCAACAGCAGGCAACAGCCAATATGATTGCCGAAATGCAGCAGAAGGGGAGAGAGGAACTGGCAAAGACGAGCATTACCCAGTCTTTTGAAGGCGAAGTAGAAGCTCGACTTCAGTTCATCTACAAACGAGACTTTACCATTGGAGATCTTGTCCAAGTTCAAAACGAATATGGACAATCTGGTAAGGCTCGTGTTTCTGAGATTGTATTCTCGGAAGATACATCTGGTGAGAGTATGACTCCTACCTTCACCGCCGAAGTCTAATATAGGAGGAATCAAAATGGCATTCACATGCGGATTCTTTAACTCCGAAAATGGTGATCGAAAATACAACGCCGAACAGATGTCTGCTATCTTCGATGGCATCATCGCTGACGGTGTATTCACCACGATTGGCGACCATATGGCGGTCTCTGCTGGCACGGGTATGCAGGTGCTGGTCGGGACTGGTAAGGCATGGTTTGATCATACGTGGAATGTGAATGACGCGGCTTATCCCTTGGCAATCGCTGCTTCGGACGTGACGCTCAGCCGTATCGACGCGATCGTGCTCGAAACCAATCACTCTGACAGTGTTCGCCTCAATAAGCTTCGTGTTGTTCAGGGTACTGTGGCATCCTCTCCTGTGAAGCCGACCCTGACGAATAGTGAGAAAGTCCACCAGCATCCTCTGGCATGGGTGACTGTGGCGCCTGGTGTGACCCAGATCGCAGCGAGCGCGATTGAAAACGCCGTCGGCACCTCGGCTTGCCCATTTGTCACTGGCATCATAGCAACGACCTCCATCGATGACCTGTTCAACCAGTGGAATGGCGAATTCGATGAGTGGTTTGATAACCTCAAGGCTCAGCTCTCCGACAACGTCGTCGCTAACCTCCAGAGGCAGATTGATGCGAATAAAACACAAATTCAGACAAACTGGAATAACACGCTGAAGAGCTATACAAAACAACTTCTAAGTCTTCCTGACGATGCGATTCCAGATGATGCGTTTATGGCATTGGTTGTCGGAACTGATTCGCGAGCATATCGCGTTACCGTTAAGTATCCGAATAATACTCCTGCTATTGGATTTACAATTAGCGGCCTTAGCGCAATTCCAAACGCATCGTTAGTCACCAATAAAGATGGTATTGCAATGGGTAAAAGTCCGAATACTACGGTTAGTATAACCGTTGAGAAAAAATATGAAGACATATTAGCAAAAACCGTATCGGTAACCTCTACAGGAACCATTACTGATGTCACCATCATTCTCGAATACGATAGGACTAATAAAACGGTTCGATCTTCTGGAAAATTACCCACCAATGTTTCTGCTCTTTGTACGGGCATCGAATATGTGTTGGTTGCCGGTGGAGGATCCGGTGCTTACAGTCTTAAGACTTATGGTATATATGGTGTACCATTTGCTGGGGGTTCTGGCGGCGGCGGAGGCAATGCGGTAAAGGATACCCTACAATTTGCTCCAAATGCAGATATCGATATCGTTATTGGTGCTGGTGGTCCAGAACCGCCAGTCATATCTGGTAACATATATGGCGATCGTCAACCCACTCAGGGTTCTTCGGGAGGAGATTCACAGCTTCTGTTAGGTACTACCGTTTTGAAAAGTGTTACTGGTGGAGGTGGCGGTAGTTATGTAGAAAGTCCATCTTCTAAAGAAATTGTAATAGATGGCTTGGCTCATAAAGGAACCATACAAACATATGAACCGACTACCGGAGGACAAGGTAATGGAAATGGTGGTGCGGGAGCAAAGGTCGTCCAATGCACGACCGATACAGGTGGTCCTACGAATTATGTACGTCAGGTAAAAGATATAAATACAGGCGTAACTTATTATTCATCGTATGAAAATGGAACGCCCGGTTCTGACGGTCAAGTATTTGAGTTAAATGGCGAATCTATTCCGACTGGTGGCGGTGGCGGAGGAGGAGCCGGTTGCTATCAGATAAACGACCAAGAAGCGTGGAACACTCGTAAAATATATTTCTCATCTGGTAATGGACGAGGTTCCGCTATCGGTGCTGGCGGTGCTGGCGGTGTTACCATGGTTACGGGTACACAAGGTGCTAATACCTTCACTGGTAAAGATGATTCAATAATCGGTGGTTTGGCCGGTGGGCTTGTGTATTATTACAAGCACTGAAAAGGAGGTTAAAATCATGAATTATTGTATTGTAAACGATGAAAACATCATCGAAAACATCATTGTGGCGGATGAAGAGTTTGCCTTGTCCATCGGCGCAAAAGAAAGTTACGATGGTGCTGCAATTGGTGATACCTATTCTCCTCCTGCTCCTCCGCCGACGATCGAGGATCGAGTAACCACTCTTGAATCGGACAACACTCTCCTCAAGCAGCAGCTCAAGGCAGCTTCTGATCAGAATGACTTCCTAGAAGACTGCATTGCGGAAATGGCTGGAATTGTCTATGCGTAAGGTTCTCGCTAATTTAGCGTTAAACCTATATTTATTTCTAGAGAAAGGAGATCGTGAAATGATGGCTATGCTTTTCGCTCAGCGCGTCATTCTCGGCAAGACCGAGTTTGAGCAGGTCCCCAACAAGCTTAAGCAGCAGGTTGCGGACATCCTGATCAACGAGTGCGGTTTGCCCGAGCTGGTGACCGAGGAGTACGGTGGCACGAAGAAGGTCGAGGCCTAATTCGCTCCGTAACGGTCTTATCCAAATGAGATAGGATGAAGAAAAAGAGGGGTTGCGCCATTCGCGACGTTTCCCCTCTCTTTTCTTTTTTGATGAGTTTCCCCGAGTGAGGTGAGAGATCGCGAAGACAACATACACTTTTCTTTTTCTCCTGTCTTGAAGGGATTTGGGTACGCGAAATAAACAGTCTCCTTAATGGAGGTGATATAAATGAATGAAACGTATAAGATCAATGATAGTTTATATGTCGTGTCATTGGGACGTGGTAAGGTCCAACTTCGAACCTTAATCCAAAAAGATGAAGGCCAGGAAGAATGGAGATGCACAAATCTTTCAAGGCAAGACGCAGATAAACTCATGACATTTTTACGAAATGAGATTCTATATCGGTGCTAAGGAGGGGCCCAACAAGGGCTCTTCTTTTTCAACCAAACTAGCACGCGAAAAATACAATCACTATTATGGAAGAAAGGAATATACTTATATACAATTTATGGAGGTATTTATTATGAAGACGAATAAGAATATTATTGGAATGATTATTTCTTGGATCCTTATAGCAGTAGCAATGGCAACTATTATGGTTGGCACAGCATTGTATATGCTTGGTTTTGGTATTAGTATCAAAGACGGCATTTACAAAGAATGTACTAGCACATATGACTTGTTTACTTACCGCTATACGAATCTGGCATTTGATGACATCGTAATGTTTGAAGCGGCTAACGATAATGCGATTCTATTAGCAGCATATGGATATCATCCTTCTTCCGTAGAGATTAGAGGTTAACAACCTCTTTTCTCTTTTCGTCTGTCTCCTAGAGATTAGAGTGCGCGAAATTTACAATCTACTTTATGGAGGTGATATGAATGATCCTATTCACAATTTTACTCTGCGGTATCATTGCATTGGCGGTGGTCACGGCGTTAATCGTCTTGACTGGCGGAACGGTGTTTATGCTAATCGCAGGAGATTTAATCGTGTGTATCGCGATTTTCTACGCACTGTTCAAAAGGAAAAAGAGGTCCTAACAAGACCTCTTTCCTTTCACGCAGAATAAACAGCTTCTATTATGGACATAAGTCCACATTAATTTATGGAGGTAATATTTATGAAAACGTTTCTTGGTTTTGTGACCGGTATGTTTACTGGAGCGCTTGCGTTCGGAACGCTTGTGCTGTATGCCATGCAGGTTAACGAAGACTATACTAGGCGTCTCGTGAAGTTCGCCGGCTATGAGAATGTGTTTCTTATCAAGTCCAAAAAAGAGGATGAGGCCAAGTAAGGCCTCTTTCCTTTTACGCAAATTTTACAAGTTGTATTATGGGGAAACCTAAATTATATTTGGAGGTATTTGACATGAAGACAATTCTTGGTGTGACGACTGGCTTATTGGTTGGTGTGGCTCTCGGCATTGCTGGAGTTACGGCAATATGCATAAGCGACGATCGCTTCATGAAATTCTTCGCAGAGAACTGCGGATATGGGTATGAGGAATCCGAAGAGGATGAGGCCAAGTAAGGCCTCTTCTCTTTATTTTTGAAAGGAGCAAAAGATGACAAGAAAAGAATGGATGAAAAAGCACTATCCAGCAGCATGTAACGAAAAATTTTTGGGAGGGATTCGAGGATGTCCGAAAGACTATCCGTTGCTTTGCTATATGGATCAGTCGATTCATGAAGGTCCACCAAGCATTCGGCATAGTCTAGAATGTAAAACTTTATTAGTAACTTGCGAGCAATGCTGGAATCAAGAAATGGAGGTATCCGAATGAAATTCAATTGGAAAAAGGAGATTCGTCTGGCACAGCGATGGTTAAATCGTAATGGTTCAACTGTCTCATCTCTTGCGGCATCATTAGGTGTCATTGCGACTGGATATTTTGGTTGGAAAGCGCATGACGACTATACAATGTGTTCGATGGATCCGACACCAGAAGAAGCTGTAAAGATATTCTGGAAGCCCGCCGTATCTGCTACTGGAACCATCGCATGCATTTGGTTAGGGCATGGCTTGGACCAGAAGCAGATTGCTGCTATGACCGCGGCTTATATCGCCCTTCGAAAATCGTATCAGGAGTATCGTGACGAAATTCGGTCGACGAATCCCGAACTCGATAAGATGGCACGAGAGAACATTGCTCGTTCCCATTGGGATAAGACCTATCCGAATGAGGATGAACTCTATTGGGACGCTATCTCGGAACGATATTTCACAGCAAATCCGCTGGTTGTCGAAAAAGCAAAGTACAACCTGAATAAGCTCTTCCAGCAAACCGGCGTTGTGACGATCAACGATTTCTACGGATTTCTCGGAATCGATAAAGTCCCTGGTGGTGATGAACGTGGTTGGGATGTTGGCATGTTCGATGCTATTGTATCCATGTGTCTGGAGGATTACTGGATTGACTTTATGGATGAAGAACCCTATGAGATCGATGATGGCGAGGGCGGTACCGTGAAAGTCACAGCAATTGAGACTCAGTTCTATCCGGTTCCTCTCCACTAATTCACGCAAAATTTGCAAGACCTATTATGGAAGGAGATGCGAGGTAACTCGAAGGGCCCGTGTATACGGAAAATGGATCCGAAAGGATTGCTAGTGAACATAATCTAGCCATCTTCTTTTTCGTTCGTTCCATCGGGAATGAGTGCGCGAAATTGGCAAGACCTATTATGGAAAGGAGGTAAGAATAGATGACAAAGAAATGGAATGTGCTTGCTAACATCGGACTCGCTTGTACGGCGATTCTCAGTATCATCACTGGGATCATCGAACAGCGACAGATGGAGGAGCAGATCCGTGAAACTGTCGACGAGGTTCTCGCCGAACGCCAAAATGAAGAGGGCTAACAAGCTCTCTTCGCTTTTGAAAGGAGATTTAATGTGGAATATTGTATTAAAATTTATCGTGAAGACGAAAGGCTCGATCGTTTGATTGTAGATCGACTTCACACAGAATTAAGAGATAATCCATACTACCGCGAGCGAAGGATTATATTAAATACTTTATCCCCTCGGGCAATCATTATCTGGATTCAATTCGGTATTGAAATTCCATCTTGCCTGGAGATGTCCAATCTGGATAAGATTGTGAAAGAGTGTAAGGAGGATCTGAAATGAAGAAAATCCCTATGAAAGCGATCGGTAATTCGATTAAGGTCTACATGACCAAGCATAGTCCGGAAATCCTGACCGGCATCGGAATCGGAGGATTCCTTACGACCATCGGTATGACGATGAAAATCGCACCGAGAGCCAAAGCGGAAATCGAAGATGCTGAGTACTATGCAGACAAGTACAACGAGCCGATTCGTACGCGTGATCGTGTGAAGATCTATGCAAAGAACTATTGGCCTGTTGCACTGTCTACCGGTCTCAGTACCGCTTGCATCGTGATGGGTAATCGCCAGCAGCATAAACGTAACGCTGCTCTCGCAGCCGCTTATACCATTTCACAGGAGACTCTGAAGGACTATCAGTCCGCAATCACTGAGTCTCTGGACGAGAAGAAGGCAAATGAGATTCGGGAGAAAGTCTCGCAGAAGACATCGGAGCGGATTAACGTAAACGATCAGGAGATCCCATATGTTCCTTCGAGGAAGAGTCTCTATTTCGATCGCTGGTCCGGACGATATTTCGTATCGGATCGAGAGACATTGCGTGAGATTTGTAACAATCTTTCCAGGCAGATGTTGGGCGATATGTACATAACGCTCAATGATGTCTACGATGCCATCGATTTGGACCGCATTCCGTTCGGTAATGATATCGGATGGGATGTCAACAAGTCGTTCATCGAACCGATGTTCAGTTCGAAGCTCACTGAGAAGGGAGAACCCTGCGTTGTGTTCGACTATGCAACACAGCCAGAAGTGCTCAAATAAAGCACGCGAAATTTACAAGATGTATTATGGAGAAATCCACAACAAAATTTTTATGGAGGTATTCTAAAATGGAAGAGAACAATGTTGTCATGGAGAACGAGGAGCTCGAGACCGAAACGGTTCCGGCGGAAGAGACCTATGATGAGTCCGATGGTGGTAGCACCCTGATCGGTGTCGCGATCGGCGTGGCGGGAACTCTTGGAGCCCAGTGGCTTTACAAGAAGGCCCTCAAGCCGCTTGGTGGCAAGATCAAGGATGGCATCGAGGCTCACAAGGCTAAGAAGCTGGCCAAGAAGGCGAGCAAGGCGGACACCGACAACGACTCTGCTGAGGAGTAATCCGAGCAAGTTGTGATTCGACGAGCGTTGAGACCTAACAAGGTCTCTTCGCTTTTCATTTTTGGAGGTTGTATGAACGAGTATCGATATAAGGGTCCTGTCCGGAATTTGTTTGGTGATATCCGAAAGTCGTCATGGGATTCTGTGACGATGGCTGTTAGCAAAGAGAAGGCACTATCAAACCTCTGCTATCGGTATTCGGTCATCAACCATTGCCCGGTTTGGGAAGTCAAGCTAAACCCAAAATACCTCACTATGGTGAGAGAAGGAGTGTAACAATGGCAGAATACCCGAACAATTCGAATGCCGCACGGAATGAAACGCCGGAGAGCCCGAAAAAGGAGATCAATAAGGTCTCTTTATCTGCTCCGGCAAAGACAAAGAAACGTTCTCCGTTAAGCAAGATCGGAGATAACATCCTCTCCGATGATCGCGGAAGCATTGGCAGCCATATCTGGAATGATGTTGCTGTCCCGATGCTAAAGGACTTCTTTGCTAATTCTCTGACGGATGCGGTCAACATTATATTTTACGGTTCGACCCGTCGAGGCGACCGGAGACCTGGAGGAACCTATGTTAGTTATCGTACGGACTATGGTTCCTACAGTCGCGATCCCAGACGAGATGATCCTCCTCAGAGAAGAAGTGCCTATGATTTCGATGAGTTCTCATTCCGAACTCGTCGAGATGCGGAAGGTGTCCTGGACGAACTTGACAACATCCTGAGACGGTACAAAATCGTTTCGGTTGCGGACTTCTATGAGGTGGTCGATCAGACGCCTCCGTTTACAGCGCATCGTTATGGCTGGACAGATCTGCGTCAGGCTGACATTGCAAGTGGCCGGGATGGCTATTATATTCGTATGCCGAAGCCTGCACCGTTGGATTAAAGGAGTAACTGTATCATGATCTCAACGAAAAAGGAATTCCATAGCGATCCGTCAACGTTATATTTAGCGAAATCTCGCATCGAGACGCTAAAGCGTATGGCGGACCGTTACGGACGAATCACGGTACATGATGTCCAAATGATATTTGGCAAGATAGATGGAGAATGGACGACTTTGGACGCCGTCTCTCATGGATGGTCCAATGCTCGGTTCTTTATTCCTATCTGGCTGAAAGACGGATGGTATGTTATCATGCCAGATCCTAAGAAATTTTAAGAAAGGATAACCTAATATGAAACTCTCTACGAAGGTTATTGCGAACAGCGCAAAGTCTGTTTTTTATCGGTCGAAGTTCTTCATTCAGAAGAATTCTCCGCAGATTCTTACGGGCGCCGGTATCGCACTCGGCGTTACGTCCACGGTTATGGCCTGCAAGGCAACCCTTAAGGTTACCGAGGTAATGGACGGCCATGAAACCATGAAGCAGAACATCGAAGAATCCGTCGGCGGTAAGCTGGAAGACGGCGGCACCTACACCCGTGAGCTGGCAGATGCGGATCAGAAGATCCTTGTCCGTATGACCGCATGGAAGGTCATCAAGCTCTATGCTCCGGCCGTTGGTGTTGGTGCTCTCGGCATCACTTCGATTCTATATGGTCACAAGATCCTCTCCAAGCGTAATGCATCTCTGGCGGCTGCCTATCAGCTTCTCGATAAGGGATTCAAGGAATATCGTCAGAACGTCCGCGATCGCTATGGCGATGAGGTCGACAAAGAGCTTCGCTACGGCCTCGTGAAGGAGAAGGTCGAAGAGGAGACGATCGATCCTGAAACCGGTAAAAAGAAGAAGACCAAGAAAGAGGTTACCGTTCTTCCGGACGGTCGCATTCCTTCGGTTTACGCTCGCATTTTCGATGAGCTCAATGACAATTGGGAAAAGGATGCCGAGCTGAATCTATTCTTCATCAATGGCCAGCTCAACTACTGGAATCATATTCTCCAGCAAAGAGGATACGTATTCCTGAACGAAGTCTATGAGGCTCTCGGATTTGATCCGACGAAGGCCGGTCAGCATGTGGGTTGGTACTATGATGCCAAGAACCCCAAGTCTGACGATTACATCAGCTTCGGTATCTATGATGTAAATCGTCGCGGCGCTTCTGAGTTCGTCAACGGTATGGAGCGTAGCGTGATTCTCGACTTCAATGTTCAGGGTCCCATCGATTCTCTGATCGGCGAAGAAATCTAACATAAGGAGGCCCCGTTATGGGATACATTAGAAAAAGTCTGCGTGAATGGTTCTTATCTGGTTTGGTTGGATTGGCGTTAGGGCTTGTGATTGGCTCTAGCACCACCACCATGCACGAGTTGGTAACCTATGAGGAGCCCATACCCGAACCGGTTCCAATGCAGACTGAAGAAGTGGTAATGCCCGAAGCCCCTCTCTCCGCGGCTGATTTATATTTGGAAGCACCCAGATTCGCTGAGCTCGAGAACTATAGTGAGTACGAGATCGAGATGTTGACACGAGTCACGTATGCCGAGGCAGGAAACCAATCGGAATACGGTCAACGTTTGGTCGTCGATACGATACTAAATCGAGTGGACAGCGAACGCTTTGCCGGGGATGATATTTTGTCGATCATTACCGCAAAGAACCAATTCGACTGTGTCACTACTGGAGCAATCTATTGCTATCCGGAATGGGACTCGGTTCGTTGGTTGGTGATGGAAGAATTATGTGATCGGACGAATTCGGACGTTATCGCATTTCGAACTAATCGATACCATAACTGGGCAACGCCAGCCTTTAAAGAAGGCGACCACTATTTCTCGATTTGAGGAAGGAATGATATTTGTGAAGGCAAGACTGAAGAAACTCTGGAGGTCTGTTAAAATGACAACTGAAAAATCGATGTCTGTTATTTTAAACAGCAAGAATATGGAAAAAGCAGCAAACGTTGTCGGTCTGTTTTTAATCGGAGGCGGTATCGGTAGCGTTATTATCGGAATCGGCTTGATGCATACGGCTCCGAAACTCGCTTAAGGAGGTAAACCATGAAAGAATCTGTTACGAAAAAAGTGTTCGATCGTGATCGGTTTGTTCTTGGATTCATTCTGATTGCGTGGGGTTTCGCTAAGATCGTTACCTCACATTATACCGAAACGGTCGAGGTCAAAGACGATTCTAATAAGGAGGAAAGCGTATCGTGAAAAACATTATTTGGTTCGCTCTCGGTGCCATCGTTGGCGCTGCCGGCGGATATTACTATGCCTATCGTAAGGCAGAAGCTCGTGCCGACGAAGAAATCGACGAGATGCGCGAGTATTATCGTGATAAGATCAATGCCATGGCCGATAAGGAGGAGCAGTCTGATTTCAATCCAGAAAAGGAATCCTCTCCTTTGGAGCATGTCGTGGAGCAGCGTAAGTCTGTCGAAGAGGAGATCACTGAGGCTTACGAGAAGCGCCGTGTCAATTACGGCAAATACTTCACTCCGCTCAACGCTCCTCCTCAGGACCGGGGCGAGATCGAGAAGGATCCTTACAAAGATAAGGAAATGAACGCTTATGGCGGGATCTACCTCATCGCTCCGGAGGAATTTGGCCGAGAAGACGGATATTCGGAAGTCAGTCTGACCTGGTATGAGGGCGATAAGGTTCTTGCCGACGAAGAGGACGATCCGGTTGACAACATCTCCGAGGCCATCGGTGAGGTCTTCATGAGTCACTTCGGTGATTTCCAGGAAGGCGTCTGTCACGTACGCAATGAGAATACGATGACGGACTATGAGATCACACTGGATGAGCGTTCCTATGATGCGATCTATCCGGAGCGTCATATTCACGAGCTGGAGGTTGACGAGTAAATGACCAGAGCTGATGCACTGCACGAGCGTTACTTCCAATGGATGTGCGGTCTCGTGATGGGTGATCAGCAGTATTCAAGGAATCTATCGTATGAGAAACTCATGCGTCACTTAGATGCTCGAGCATTCACATGGATCATCCCAATGGATGAATATAGAGCACGACATGGCGTAGATTTGCGGTATGATTTCGGTTATGAAAATCACTATCCGGATCGTACAATAGAACATTTGCTTGATATTCGAGAATGTTCTATTCTGGAAATGATGGTAGCCCTCGCCAGAACATGTGAGGAGCGAATTATGGAAGACGACACGGTCGGTAATCGAACCGGCCAATGGTTTTGGAATATGATTGTTTCTCTTGGGCTTGGTTCCATGAGCGATAGCCGATACAATGAGAGAGAAGTGGATCGTATTCTTGATATTTTCCTGAATCGCACTTACGAGGCTAACGGACGAGGAGGACTATTCACGATTGAAGATTGTCCCTACGATCTTCGAGCTGTGGACATCTGGTATCAGATGATGTGGTACCTGAATACGATTTTGTAAAGGAGATACCAACATGGATGAAAAAAAGATGGCCGAAGAATTCGCCAAGATTTGGAAGGCCGTAGGCGAGAACAGCGGTGCGATTATCGATACGAATCGCGATTTGGGGAAGATTGCGACTCGTTTGGATAAACATCGAGATGTGATCATTGATAATTTTGAGCATATCATTCGAATTAGCAATGTTGATCATCAGAGACTCCTTCATCGCTTCAATCGTCATATTGATATTTTCAACAAAAATGTCGATGTGATGAACCAGAATTTGCGTATGTTTCAAAAGTATGCAAAGCGTCAGAACATCATTATTATCGCCGGAATCGGTGGATTCCTGTATCTCTGTAAGAAGATCCAGAAACTGGAGGACGCTACGAAGAAGGAGTAAGGCATGGATTTCTTGATGGTCGCCACCAGATGTCCTAGAGGTGGAGGCATTGAGGTATATCCGAAATTCATCGTCTCGAAATCGAACGATTTGATGATTCGAGGCGGCGCGTTCTATGCGATTTGGGATGAAGAAAAACGCCTATGGTCGACGGACGAATATGATGCAGTCCGCCTAATTGACGCAGAACTTGACCAATTTGTCAAGGACAATTATCCCAATACGCCTGGAATCCGAGTTCTTCATCTATGGGATTCGGAAACGCGCATGATCGACCGGTTTCATACATTCTGTCAAAGGGATATGCGAGATTCGTTCCATATGCTCGATGAGAAATTGATATTTGCCAATACCGATGTCAAGAAGCGAGACTATGCATCGAAGAAACTCCCGTATCCCTTAGAGGATGGTGAATGTCCGAGTTATGACAAACTCATGTCTACTCTGTATGATCCAGAAGAGCGACATAAGCTCGAATGGGCAATCGGAGCAATTGTATCTGGCGACTCTAAGACAATCCAGAAATTCGAGGTGTTGTATGGTCCAGCTGGTAGCGGTAAATCAACCGTTATCAACATCATACAGCAACTGTTTGAAGGATACTATGCGGTATTTGATGCAAAAGCATTGGGTAGTGCAAACGCAGCCTTTGCTCTGGAATCGTTTAAAACCAATCCGTTGGTAGCCATTCAGCACGATGGCGATTTATCTCGAATCGAAGATAACACCCGACTGAACAGTGTCGTTTCTCACGAACTTATGACCGTAAATGAGAAATTTAAGTCTGCCTATTCGAGTAAATTCAAAGCATTTCTATTCATGGGAACCAATAAACCGGTAAAGATCACAGACGCGAAGTCTGGTCTCATTCGACGACTTATCGACGTGTCTCCATCTGGTCGTAAGGTTCCTACACGAGAATACAATCAGCTTGTTAAGCAGGTTGAATTTGAATTGGGTGCTATTGCCACACGCTGTTTGAATGTCTATATGGAGTCTCCTGGATATTATGACGGATATGTACCGACCTCCATGCTTGATGAAAGTAATGACTTCTACAACTTTGTTGCGGATTCGTACTTTATATTCAAGAAAGAGCCTTCTACGTCCCTCAAACAAGCTTGGGAGATGTATAAGACCTATTGCGAGGAAGCAAAAATGCAATTCCTGCTCAATAAGCGTAACTTCAAGTCAGAGATGAAGAACTATTTCGAAGAGTATTATGATCGAACTGCTCCGGAAGGGAAAGAACCGTTCACTTTCTACGGGTTTAAGATCGAGAAATTCGACTCCATCACCACTGCAGAGAAGCCGGAAAAGAAGAAGAAAAACGCTGAACCGGATGACTCGTGGTTGAAGTTCCGTGAGCAGCCGTCTATCTTTGACATGGAATGCAAGGATTGCTTAGCGCAATATGCGAGCGACAACGAGACCCCCATGAAAAAGTGGTCAGATGTTCGAGTAACACTGAAAGATGTCGATACACATCGTCTTCATTATGTGAGAGTGCCAATCTATCACATCGTGATCGACTTTGATATTCCGGACCAAGATGGAAAGAAGTGCTTCGAAAAGAATTTGGAAGCCGCCAGTAAGTGGCCTCAGACTTATGCAGAACTCTCTAAGTCTGGAGCCGGAATTCACCTCCATTATATTTATACAGGAGATCCGGAGAAGCTGAGTGCGGTCTATGAGGACCATGTGGAGATTAAGGTATTTTCGGGCCTGAGTAGCTTGCGAAGAAAGTTGACAAAGTGCAACAACCTTCCGATTGCAAGCCTGAGTTCGGGCTTGCCGTTGAAAGGAGATGGTAAAGTGATCAACTTCGAAGGAGTGAAATCAGAGAAGGAACTGAGAACCAAGATCCGCAGAAACCTCAATAAGGAGTATCATGCGGCGACGAAGCCTTCTGTTGATTTCATCTACAAAATCCTGGAAGATGCCTACAATAGCGGACTTCACTATGATGTGACGGACATGCGAAACGCAGTCCTCGCATTCGCGGCCAACAGTACCCATCAGGCGAACTATTGCATCAAGCTTGTTAATAAGATGCGATTTAAGTCTGAAGAACCCTCTAAGCCTGGAGAAGATGGGGATCAGCCAATCGTATTCTACGATGTGGAGGTATTTCCGAATCTCTTCTTGGTGAACTGGAAGGTGCAGGGTGCTGGTAAGCAAGTTGTCCGCATGATCAACCCGAAGCCAAAAGAGATCGAGGAACTCATCAAGTTCAAGTTGGTTGGATTCAACTGCCGTCGTTACGATAACCACATTCTCTATGCTCGTATGATTGGATATTCGAATGAGCAGCTCTACACGCTCTCACAGAGGATTATCAACGGCTCTCCAAATGCGATGTTCGGAGAAGCGTACAATATCTCTTACACGGATGTCTATGACTACTGCGCTAAGAAGCAGAGCTTGAAGAAGTGGGAAATCGAGCTTGGCATTCACCATCAGGAGCTTGGTCTTCCCTGGGACAAGCCTGTTCCGGAAGAACTTTGGCCGAAGGTGGCCGAGTACTGCGATAACGACGTTATTGCAACAGAGGCAGTCTGGGATCATACACAAGGCGACTTTGCCGCACGTAAGATTCTGGCACAGATTGCCAAGATGACTGTCAACGATACGACCAATCAGCTCACTACCAGAATTATATTTGGTACGAACAAGCACCCGCAGGACGCCTTCAATTATCGTGATATGGGTGACGTTTCGCAGGTCTATGACGAGTTTGCGGACGTGCCCTTCGTGATGGAGAAGGAGTTCGATGACTTCACGGTATTCGACAAGCAAGGTCGACCGATATTCCCTGGCTACAAGTACAAAAACGGGAAATCGAGTTATCGTGATGTCGACGATGTCGGTGAGGGAGGCCGTGTCTCTGCAAAGCCCGGCATGTATGGGTTTATCGCACTGCTTGATATTGCATCCATGCATCCCAGTTCGGCAATTGCAGAAATGATATTTGGTGAGGTCTATACGCAGAGGTTTAAGGATCTGAAAGACGCTCGTGTGGCGATTAAGCATGAGGATTGGGACACCGGTCGAGTTATTCTCGGCGGTGCTCTTGCGCCCTTTATTGATCAGTTGGTTGCGGGCACAGCCGACTTCATGAAGGATGATCTCACGCAGGCTCTGAAGATCGCGATTAACTCTGTGTATGGTCTGACCGCCGCGAACTTCGACAACCCGTTCCACGATCCTCGTAATAAGGACAACCTCGTGGCGAAGCGCGGTGCTCTGTTCATGATTAATCTCGAGCATGAGGTAGAGAAGCGCGGCTATACGGTTGCTCATATTAAGACGGATTCGATTAAGATTCCCGATGCGGATCTGCACATTATCGAGTTTGTTCAGAGATATGGCAAGATGTATGGCTATGACTTTGAGCACGAGGCAACGTATGAGCGTATGTGTCTCGTTAACAATGCTGTTTATATTGCTCGCTATGCGACAGTGGAGCAGTGTTGCGACCTTTATGGCGAGGATTACGTCATGAGCAAGAAAGATATTTGCAAGGACAATAAGAAGCATCCTGGTCAGTGGACTGCTACTGGTACTCAGTTTGCTGTTCCGTACGTCTTCAAAACCCTCTTCACACACGAGGACATTGTATTTGAGGACATGTGCGAAACAAAGTCCGTGCAAACAGCACTCTATCTGGACTTCAATGAGAATCTGCCGGATGTGAGTCAGTATGAGTTGATTCGATCTCTTCGCTTTAAGGATCCGGAGAAGTTAACGAGATCGGAGCAGCGTCTACTGGACGAGTTCGCATCTCTTACGGACGAAATGCTTCGTGAGAAGATTGCAGAAGGACACAACTACCAGTTTGTTGGTCGTGTTGGTCAATTCACACCAATTAAGGATGGTGCTGGTGGTGCTATCCTTCTTCGTGAGGATGCCAACAAGATGAAGAAGACTGGTGAACAGGAATTCGCCTCTGCTACTGGTGCCGATGGCTATCGATGGATGGAATCCGAGATGGTTAAGGTGAATCATAAAGAGGCAGACATTGATCGAACCTACTATGATTATCTGGTAGGCAATGCTCGCTATGAGATCGCACAGTATGGTGACGTCGAATGGTTTGTCTCTGACGATCCCTATACACCGGAGCGCATTCATCCTTGGGAGACCGCTGAGGACGATGCTAAGATATTCGCCGTAAGGTAGTTCACGCGAAATAAACAACTCCTGTAATGGAGGTGATATGAATGAAATCTATTGTTCTATATGGATTGAAAAACGAAAAGGAAGCCTATCAGTGTACTCGTTACGAGATTCTCGGATGCAAGCGCATGAGCGTGACAGATTTGCTGTTCACCGCGGGTGACTTTGCTGATCATTATGGTGTTAGCATGGTTTATGCGGTGAACGATCATCACGGTCTGCGTGATCATTATCGTGAATCGATTCGAGAAGGTCACACCGAGCAGGATTCCATCGACTTCAAGATCTATTTAGACCAAGCGGGCGTTCGTGTCTATTAACCAAATAAGAGAGATCTAGATATTCTAGGTCTCTCAACTTTTGAAATTTTGAAAGGAGATTCGTCATGGCTAACCGTGTCGAAAGAATTCTCGAGATTCCCAATGCACACATCTTCTATCGCAATTTCTCTGGCGTGGAGAAGAAGTACAATCCGGCCGGCAACCGAAACTTCTGCGTCGAAATCCCCGAAGATGCAACGATTGACAATACGCCTCTTTACCAGGTTCTTCTGGAAGAGGGCTGGAATGTTCGTCTGATACCTCCTCGTAACGAGGGCGATGCACCGATGCATTATATTCAGGTGAACGTCAGCTACAAGAACGTTCCTCCGAATATCTGGATGATCGCTGGTCGTCGTAAGACTCGTCTGGATGAAGGCAGCGTCGATTCGCTCGATTATGCCGAGATCAAGACCGTGGATCTGGTGATCAACCCCTACAACTGGGAGCCGGGTCGAGTTAAGGCCTACCTCAAGACGATGTACATCGAGATCGTGCAGGATGCGTTTGCGGACAAATGGGCGGCCCTCGAAGGCCCGGATATGTGAGGAGGTGCGTTATGGTTTACTATGAAAACAAGTATACCAATCGCATTTTCGACGACAATGCCCTGAAGTTCGCCAAGGAAGTCTATGGCGATCAAGTCGATCAGGACATTGAGTGCGGATATTTGCGCAAGCTCGATGCCGAGCCGGACTGCGTAACCCTGATTCGCAGAGCATCCTTCTCTACGGCAGTTCGCCGTTATATGGAACTCAACAACGTCGGCTATAAGGAAGCCCAGGCTGGTGTTCGCAAGATCGTTGATACGATGAGTGGCACAAAGAAAAAGCACAAGCATGCCAAGAAGAATAAGGAGGAAAAGAAGAATGTCTGATCGTAAGTTCGTTCGCAATGCTCTCCGCCTGGAGGCTCGTCACAAGGGTGTCAAGGAAAGCGCCTATGTCCGTAAGAGCTGGAATGAGCTCCAGATCGAGAAGATCGGCGCTACGGCTCGTAAGATCCATCAGGCTATCGGTACGGCACCTCGCCGTCTTTGGAAGTTCCGTATTCAGAGCGTTGTCGAGGGCTAATCCCGCGAAATAAACAGCCTCTGTTATGGAGGTGAATATATGAAATGGTTAGCTGAGTTTTTAGACAGAATCGCAGAATTCCTAATAATGGGACTGATCTGTACGATTCTGGCGGGAATGTGGATTTACGTATTGTTGTATATGTAACCTCATGGAGGAGAGATCTGGATATTCTGGGTCTCTCCTTTTATGCTCCCTTAGCTCAGCTGGTTAGAGCAGTCGGCTCATAACCGAACGGTCCCGGGTTCGAATCCCCGAGGGAGCACCATCCATATTTTTAAAAAGGAGGAAGCGCATATGGCTGAGAACAAGAAGGAGGTTTACTTCAATTACTTTTGTTGTAGTTGTAAGTATGCTCCGAGAAAGGAATCGAAAGATCCCTGCAACGATTGTCTGAACCAGCCCTGGAACACGGACAGTCACAAACCGGTCAATTATGAGGAGGCGAAGTAATGCAAAGCGATTATCTGTCTTATCCACATCGTTGCCGTCACTGTGAGTATGCCAATGAGCTCAAAAACTACAAAGCCGGCATTACAACCTATAAGTGCGAGAAAACGGGACTCATTGTCGAAGGAAGCCGAATCCCGGAATGTTACGCCTGCACATTCTTTAAGGAGCGAGCAGTATGAAAGCAAAAGAATACTACGAGAAGTATCAAAGCGTCATCGTTGTCGGGCTGAAGGGCAAGAAAGTCGACAAGATTCAGGAACTGGTGGCAGAGCTCTATAACGAGACAATCCAGCTGATTGCGAATTCGAAGTCGCATGCTGATTCGGCGGTTGTCGGTATTTGCAAGCAGCAGTGCCAGAAATTCGATCGCATTGCGGAACTATTTGAACGCGATTACGGACGTCGGATCCTGAAGAAAGGTGGTTTCAACACCACCCTTATGAAACGAATTCCTGAATTGGGGGGTCGGCTATGATCATCCGAGCGATTAAGATCAATGAGGATGGATTCTGCGAGAAGTGTCCGTATCAGGAAACCCAGGATACACCGAGTCGATCCACATGCATTTCCTGTCGAATGAAGGAAAAGGATCCTCGACTCATCCTTTCGGAACTCGGAGTCGTTTCTCACTTGGGAGCCAAGTATCTTGTGTGTTGTGATAATGCCGGTTATATCGACTACGAACTCCCTGAACATCTTCGAGTGATGATCATCGAAAAATGATTCGAGGAAATCTAACCGATTATCAGCTCGAGGCAATCGGGAAGATGTTCAACGGATGCATCCTCAATGGTGGAGTTGGTAGTGGCAAATCGAGAACGTCCATTGCCTACTATTATATTCGTAATGGCGGGCAATTGGAAAAGGAAAAAGATCCCGGGATGAAAAATCCGAAAGATCTTTACATTATCACGACTGCCAAAAAGCGAGATACATGCGAATGGGAAGCAGAGTTTCCATATTTTTTAATGTCGACCGATCCGGACGTTAGTCGATATAAGAACAAGATCGTTATCGATTCATGGAACAACATACATAAGTATGAAACCGTGAGTGATGCTTTTTTTATATTCGATGAACAACGATTGGTCGGAACTGGAGCTTGGACAAAGTCGTTTCAAAAGATCGTTAAACGGAATGAGTGGATATTACTTACAGCAACCGCTGGCGATCAATGGACAGACTACGCTCAGGTGTTTATTGCTAATGGATATTTCCGAAACATTACGGAATTTCGGAATAATCATGTTGTCTATAATCACCACGTTGACTTCCCACAGATCGATCGCTACGTGAACGAGGGTCGACTCATTCGACTTCGAAATCATTTGCTCGTCCCAATGGATTTTGAACGCGAAACCGTACGTCATAACCAGGATATTCACGTCTCTTATAATACGGTCGCATACCATGATATTTGGAAAAACCGTTGGAATTATGAGAAAAATGAGCCCATGAAGTCTGCTTCAGAAGTCTGTTTTGCAGTGCGGAAGCTTGTAAACTCTGATGTATCCCGTCAAATTGCGGTATTGGAGCTCTTTGAGGCTCATCCGCGAATGATTATCTTCTATAGCTTCGATTACGAGCTTGATATTCTGAAAGGACTATTTGAAAATGTGGAGTCTTGTGATACCGCTGAATGGAACGGGCATAAGCACCAGCCCATACCAGAAAGTAGCTCCTGGGTCTACTTGGTACAATATACTGCTGGATGCGAAGGCTGGAATTGTATCAAGACGGACACAATTGTATTCTACTCTCAAACCTACTCTTATAAAGTGCTCGAACAGGCCAGAGGTCGGATTGACCGACTCAACACACCTTTCCGGGACCTCTATTACTATCACCTTAAATCCAGAGCTGGAATTGATTTAGCAATTTCACAAGCTCTAGCGAAAAAGAAGACCTTTAATGAAGGTCAGTTCTTTGAAAGGAGAACAAAAAATGCTCTATAACTTCATTCAAATCCTAATTTTCATAGTGGCACTATGCTGTCTTATGTCGGTTATTTTCCGCATGTCGACCAAAGATGATCCTGTATGTTTGATGTTCGATTTCGCAGGATTTATTTTAGCTATCATAACCTTCGTACTCACGATCGTTTGGGCAGGAGGTTGGGTTGGATGAGTCAGATTATTGTCAACATCATCGTCGCCATTCTGGGCATGGCAATCGGATTTACTGTCTGCTCTAAGGTGGTTGCAAATGGTCTATTCCAGAAATTCTATTCCGGATTCCTGAATGTGACGATTGACCCGGATGATGGGCAGGTCTACATGTCGCTCGGACTGGACAAGCATCCAAAAGATATTTGCAAATCCAAATTTGCTCTCTTCTGCATCAATCAAATTGACCCTTCCAAAGAGGACACGCAAAATAAACAAACTCCTTAATGGAGGTAACTCTAATATTTGAAAGGAGAGAAATTATGGAGGATAAACGTAATTTACTGGAGGATCAGATTGAGGAGCATCTAAAGAAGATGAGGACCCTTGATCCGGGAAGCTCGGAGATGGGAAAGGCAATAAATGAGCTTGATACTCTGTACAAGCTTGCTCAGGAAGCGGACTCTGATAAGAGAAAGGCTCTTGCAGAAGACGAAGAGGTTGTTCGGAATGAACGCCGATTCGAATTCGAGCAGGAGAAGTTCGCATATCAGAAGAAGCAGGATCGAGTCAAGTCTGGTATTGAGATCGGCGGTTTGTTGCTCGGAACTGGAACGAGCATCTGGGCGTTCGTAAAGGGCATGAAGTTCGAAATGGATGGCGTCTTCACGACGACCACGGTTAAGAACGTGTTCAACAAAATTCTGAAGTTCAAGTAACCCAGTTACAACCGAAAGGGGTAGACCAAACAAGGTCTATTCCTTTTCTGGTTGGATTGCGGTTGGATATTTTAAAGGAGGTTTTTGAAAAAATGTTCGGATGGTGCTATGGGTTCACAATCGACAAGGATGCTCCGCCTATCACAAAACCGAACCTCATCACTGGTGAAGGACGAGCTCGTGTTCGCGGACTGGACAAAGTCGAAGCGAATCATAAGAAGCATCTTCGCAAGAAGACAAAAATGGCTAAGACATCGAAAAGGAGAAATCGGAAATGAAAGTTGTATTTCGTCCATGCTGCAATAACTGCGGCTACGAATTTCAAGAACTACAGGGCGTAACCGTCGCCAGTAAGCTAAGCGGGCATAAGCTCAAGAAATCGGCATCTTCTCGCGAAACAACGTTTTCGCCATCGCATTGCCCGAAATGTCATGAACCAATTGAAGCGATCGTATATTTCGCAGAGTATAACGATGGGCTCATCTTTAACTATTCAAAGTCATTTAGCGATCAGTATACGAAGGGGTTAAATCTATGAAAGGAGAATTCAGATGCTGATAATCAAAAATAGCACAGATATCACAATGGAAAAGGAGGAATAGGACATGACTGTAATCTTCCGTCCACATTGTGGCAACTGCGGATATGAATTCGAACAGATCCTTGCTACAGCAGATGAGAAACCGCCATTCGGTCCAGTATTCGATCCTTGCTGCTGCCCAAAATGCAAGGCACCACTTAAAGGTGTCGTATATTTTACCACTACCAATGACAAAAAGTCTTTCCGATATAGTAAGGAATCTGCTGATAATTACGCAAAGGAGCTCGAAGAGAACTATGAAACACGATAAAATCATTCTTTTGGTCGGTCGTTCCGGCTCAGGTAAGTCTACGGTGGCGGATATTCTCAGTCGCCAGTACGGACGGTCCATACTTCCTTCCTACACAACGCGTCCGAAGCGCTTTGAAAAGGAAGAGGGCCACATTTTCGTCAACAACATGTTCTACGAGAAGGTCTCTCGCTCGAGAGATATTGTGGCGTACACCTACTTCGATAAGCATCACTACTGGGCAACAACGCAGCAGGTCAATGAGAATGATATTTACATCATTGATCCAGACGGTGTCGCATTCTTCCGCTCCCATTACTTTGGACCGAAGCAAGTCGTTGTTGTCTGGTTGGATTGTATTTGGCTTGTCGCATTATTGCGTATGGAAAAGCAGGGACGTTCTCGAGATGAGATTGATCGACGAATTGCAAACGACAATACTGTGTTCTATGATCCGGCGGTCGTTGGCCCGAATGTGATCCTTCACACCGACAATCACTCTCCCGAAGAGATCGCTGCGCAAATTGAGGAGGTCTTAGAGGCGTGATTAAACTGGATATTCATGACTATTGCAACGACTGTGATGGGTTTGAGCCGGTCTTCACTCCGGGTGATAAACTCTATCATGACTGCAATACGGAACCGATTCGGACGGACGGAATTGTCCGTTGTCGCTATCACAAACGTTGTGCTTCCATTGAGAAGTACCTGACCAAGAAATTGCCATGTCAGTCTTAACATTCGTCCCTTGTGTGACTCCATTCGTGGAGTGTCATAACTGCGATAATTTTGCACCGATTGTCCGTATGTGTATGGTTGACAGCGGACTCGATTGCCCAAATCCATGCCGATCCCGCTATATGTTTATGGAATGCCGAAACAAACAGCACTGCCGGACGGCTATGGAGGGAGAAAACTACGAAGAAAACGAAGACTAAACTGATAAAAGGAGAAAAAATATGATGGATAACGCTACTTTTAGAGAAAATATGAACGCCGTAGCTGTAGCTGCGAGCAAAGTGTCGACCCAGGCCAATCAGACCCAGGAACCCGGAATTCACGACCTTCTCGCTTGTCTGGGCGATCTCGCAAAAGAAAACCGGGGCCTCAGCTATCAGATTCGAGATAATCTCTTTGGTCTGATTCTGACTGAGGGCAATTCTTGTGAGAAAACGATCGGTTGCGTAAAGGACGCTATCGAGGATTCCATTGAGCGACTCCGTGAAACAAATGATATTCTTCGCTATGTCGTTGATCAGCTATAAAGGAGGAAAGCAAAATGATCTTTTGGTTAGTTTTATTATTAATCGTCGTTTCCCTTGGGCTGGCCACTTATGTGGAAAAACGTTTCGGTGATTATTCGTGGCTGTTTCTTGTGATCGCGTTTCTAAGTTTCATTGTATCCATTATAATGTTGGTCGTCATCATTGTCGACAACACTAATGTCGATGCATACGTCGCAGAGAATCAGATGCGATACGAGATGCTGGTGTATCAGTATGAAAATGATATTTACGACAACGACAATGACCTTGGTAAGCGTGATCTGATGGAAGATATTCAGGAATGGAACGAGGATCTTGCGCATTATCGTGAGGCGCAGGATGATTTCTGGGTCGGTATCTTCTACCCAAATATTTATGACCAATTTGAATTCATTGAATTAAAGTAAAGGAGAAAGAATATGAACTATATCATTAATCCGAGCTGGTTCTATTGGTTGGGTGTTGTCAATTCCATGCGTGGCTTTATGCTCGTTGCATTCATCGTGGCCGTCATTATCGTTGGCGTGGCGCTGATCGTCATTCCGGTGAATGTAAAATTGATTCAGGACTATCCCAGCATAAGTGATGACGAAAGAAAAGCTGTTCGATTCTTCACAAAGGCACTGAAAGTCGCAATCGGCGTGTGTATCGTTGCCGGCTTGTTCTTAGTGTTTGTTCCTTCTAAGGAAACGCTCATCGAAATGATGGTCGCTAAGCAAGCCACCTATGAAAACGCCACCGGGACAGTTGATGCGTTAAAGAGTGCCGTGGATTACGTCGTTCAAGCTATTCAGAGTCTGAAGTAAAGGAGGAAAGAAAAATGATCCTTAAATCAATCCACGACTTCATTCGTCGCTTTACACATTCTCGAGAATGGTGCCATGAAGAAATGCAAAAGCGTGGCTCAGTCGGCCCAAATGGATGCCCGGGTTTGGTTGGCGGAGATTATGAGACTGATTTTCTACAATACGAATGTATTGGGTGCCCATATATTGATCCCAAAGCGTATTGTATGCATCCGGTGAGCAGCAAATGACCGGGCCCGAACGAGACAAACTCATCGAGGAGAATCTACAACTCGTCTGGTATGTCATGGCCCGTTATTATCCCAGTACGATCAATTCTCCTGAGCGAGAGGACTTCTTCCAGATCGGTTGCATCGGATTGATATTTGCCGCCAACAATTATGAACCTGGTTCTGTCAAGTTCAGCACATTTGCAGCAAGGAATATTCAATGCCGACTCAGAAATGAACTCCAAAGTCGTTATTGTCAATGCCGTACCGGTGAGACCTGTTCACTAGATTCGCCTATTCCAGAGCTTGCCGATGGGTCTCTGGATATTCTCGGTACGATACCAGATGAGCGTTGGAATCCAGATCATCAGGTTTACGATTTAGAGAAGTTTGAAGCGACTCTCACGAAAGCCCAACTATCGATATTTAAGATGATGGTCGACGGGTTTAATCAATCACAGATTGCGGAGAAACTTGGATGTTCTCGCCAGAACGTCGCTCAACAGCTAGACCGTATCCGGTGTGAATTCGCTGAATTCTATAACTCTCCCGAATGGTATACAGGAAAACTCAAAACCAAACATGAAAGGAAGACCTAAGAAAAATGATTGATTTTATCACAAAACTGGAAGCGCTTTTCGTCCAGTGCGACGTGGACTGGTCTATCGACTACAATCCTGTCGACAAGCATTACTACGTAACAATTGACGGCGACACAGTTCGCCTAGAAAAGGTGGTTCACAATGCTTAAAGTAACAAACACGGAAGTCTTCGGCTGGGAGGCTGCAATCCGTGGAATGCGGAATCCTAAAAACAGCTGGGATAGAAGTGATAGCAGATGGCGTGGTGAATTTATTTATGCGACGGGTATGCCTATATGGGATATCGGTCCTAATGACCTCACCCTCATGAAAAAGCTCATTGCAGCAGGCTCTGACCACAGTAAGTTCATGCGAATGATCCACGTCCAGTGTGACTGGGAGGCCCCTCTCTACTGGTGGAAAGAAGCCGATACGTACAAGGTCGGAACGGTCCGGAACTCCTGCAGTACGATGCATAAGATCACGGAACACGAGTTTACCACGGATATGTTTGCGCATGAGTATCTGGATTCGGGATCCATCGCAACGTTAGAAAGCGTTGTGTTTGATCTGAATCAACTACGGATCCATTATTTGGAGACCGATCTATGTGAGACGTTTAGGAAGGCTCTTTGGTATCAAATCATCCAGCTTCTCCCCTCCAGCTACCTGCAGAAAGCTACGATGGATCTCAACTATGCAACTCTCCGCAATATGTATCATTCCCGTAAGGCTCACAAGCAGGACGAATGGCGTATTGACTTCTGCAACTGGGTCAAGACACTCCCGTATTCTGAGCTGATCACCATGACCAAGGAAGAACTGCTAGAGAGCATTAAGGAGGAATAATGACCCAGAGGACGGCCAAGAAAGGACAATAAACATGGGACTCACTAATCTTGATACGGCTCTCTTGGATATGATCCCAAGCGATTGCAGGCTCTGTATCGAACGAGGGATAGATATTCAAGATCGCTAAAACCGAGGCTGTATCTAACCACCTTTAAAAGGGCATTAGATATCTAAGGTCCTTTAAAAGGATCTAAGATGGGTAAAACCCATAACAGATATTTGAAAGGAGTAACAATGGAAACTAGAATTGAAAACTGGAACGGGTATGATATTCGTTTCCTGAATCTCGATGGGGACTGGTATGGAGTCCTCAAGGATATTTGCGATGCACTTGGATTAAAATCTAAGTATGTTAGCGAACGAATTCCGCCTGAATGCATGGAGCGAGTCGCAATTGAGGTATCTAATGCCGGTTCAAACGACCTTAGATATTCTCGTGATCCGGTTAAGCACATCACGAAAGACATGATCGGCCGGGATATTGGTCGAAAGCCGGGTGATAACATCACTCGTAGCATGCTCGTTATCAACGAATCTGGCATCTACGAAGCGCTCTTCGCTTCTCGCAAACTGGAGGCTCGTAAATTCAGACAGTGGACTGCCGGAGTTCTGGGGAAGCTTCGGAAGACCGTTGGCCTGGAGGGCTATGAAGTTCTGCGGATGACTGATCCGGATGTGCAATCCCAGATCGATTATATTCTCGATTCTCTTTATTACGATGAGGAGACCGGGAAGGTCATGCGGTCCGTTACGGTTGCCGGCGGTGATGTGGAACAGGAGGAGTTCCTATGACAAGGAAAGAATGGATTGAAAAGAATCTTCCGAAATGGATCAACGAGAACGCGGATGGCGGGGTGATCGGCTGTCCTAGGGGTTATCGTGAGCTCGTAAGAATGGATCCGAGTGTGCTTACCAATAATCCATGCAAAGGATGCCGGGCGCTGAGCTCGTTTGATGTGTGTACGGAATGCTGGAATATGGAGCTGAATGCTAAGGAAGAAAGGAAAACCAACATGACTCGTAAAGAATGGATGCTGGAGAATCATCCCGACCAAGTGTTTGCTAGGGTTGGGGGCGGTGTTATGGGTTGCCCCGCCCACTACAAGAAGCTCGTCGATGCAGATAAATCCATCACATCTGGGACTGCTTATGGTGCTTGTATCATGAAGCCCGGCCAGCTCACCAATGAAGTCTGCGCCAAATGCTGGAATCAGGAGATTCCCGAAACGAAGAAAACTCGCCCGAATGGATTCCGGCTGGAAAAGGTGGAGAAAGCAGTGAAAGAAGCTGATCTTTCCATCAAAGAAGCCATCGATCGGGCCACTTGCGACTGCGACACCTGCGCTCATCAGGATCTTTGTCGATTTGAAGACCAATTTCGTGGGATGACAAAAGAGATGTACCTACACTGCATCGAAGAGACGGCTCGGTACAATATCCCAGAACTCGGCATTCAGATGCGGCCGCTTCATTGTAAGCGCTATGAGCCATCGCCGGCTATTAAGGATCTGAATACTGCAGTATTTCATCTGAAAGCACAGCACCTGACCGATGAGATGGTTCGAAAGATCTTCGATGAGGAGAATAAGCAATGGACATTATGAGTCGCGTATTTCTCGTCAATGAGGTGCGCTTATATCCTCCTTCCGAACGACGGAAACTCATTTACATCCACTCCAAACTGGTTACATGCATAGAGGCCGACTTTACTCATGAGTGTAAGATATTTATTGCTGGCCTTGGCGGAGTGGAGGAAGAGTGTCGATTTGCCTGGGACTCAAATGCCCATCAATACCGGATGATCGACAAATGGAATCAGTTTAGCACGATCCCGGTATTCCAAAGTTATGCAGAAGCTCGCAATTGGGCGGAAGCACGAATGAAGGAAGCCATTGCAGAGGGCTACATTGTGGCGTTCCCGGAACGAAAAACAACCAAGAAACAGTCAAACCCACCGACGTGGAATCGAAAGGAGTAATCATATGACCCCTTGTGACAATTGCATCCATTTCCCGATTTGTAACATTCGGGAAGACTATCGTCAGTTACTCGTTGATGCTGAGCCGTTGAAGAAGAAAAACCCAGCATTTGAAGTCACGGCCAACTGTAAGTATTTCCGAATCAATTACGAGAAGACTACAAGAGGAAATGAGGCGATGAATAGCTTATGATGGACATGATGGAGTACCGGCATAAAGCGATGGCCTATTTAGGCCCGCTTCCGGCCTTTTCAACGCTTGCTGGCGAAGAGGAAATCTATGGCGTAAGTTCGGAAGGCGCTCCGGTTAAAGTATGCTCTAAAAGGCTTCTGGAGGCCGTTATGGGGCTTAACGGAGAGGCCGGAGAATGCCAGGAAATCGTCAAGAAGGCTATGTTCCATGGCCACGAACTTGACATCGAGGCTCTTTTGCTGGAAGCAGGCGACGTTCTCTGGTATCTCACGGAGCTCTGCAATGAACTCGGGATCAGTGTGGACACCATTGCTAAGCTCAATCTGCAGAAACTGAAAAATCGGTATCCGGACGGCTTCACCCACGAAGCCAGCCGTGAAAGAAAGGAGTAACATATGATCACTTTATTGTTAGCTATCGCTCTAGGCTTGGTCGTCTTGGCGGAAATCATAGACGGTTCTACGAACAAATTCGGTTTTCTCGCCGTCGTTCCTGGCGTTCTGGGTGCCATATTCGCCATTATATTTGGTATCTGGACTCTTTGGAATATCATCGTTGTCGCTTCCGGATTCGGCATCCAAGAGAAAATCCAAATCTACGAAGACCAGAATACACAAATCGAGCAGTCTATTGACGCAGCGGTTAAGGCCTATTGTGAGCATGAGCAAATCACTTATGTACAGATGTCGGATGGAGCCGTTGCTCTCGTAGCGGCTGCTTATCCGGAGCTTGCTAGTAGTGAGCTCGTCAAAACACAAATGGAGGTCTGGACATCCAATTCCAAGGAACTCAAGGACCTAAAGTCCGATCTTGTGGATTTCCATCGCGCCCAGTATTTCTTATATTTCGGAGGTGAGTTAAGTTGACTTATTGGCACGTTGAAATTACATTAGAAGGCGATAAGTGTTATGCTGCCGATATGCCGAAAACAAGTCCCGATCAGCAGGTGACAGATGTTATTCAGCAGATCTGTGGGGTTCCCTATCCGGTATTTGAGGCCTCCGAAAACGAATACACGGTCATCAACACAAAGAAAATCATCCATATGAGCATCAAAGAGGTAACCGAATGATCAAATACTTCTTAATCGGCAATCTAATCATCTCCATTTTGTGCCTCACATACGATTTCGACCGATTTGCGAACTCGGACGAGAAGACTGAGCACATCTATTATGAGAAATTGCTCATTGAATTTGGCTATTTCTTTAATTCTCTCGTCATTTTGGTCGTTTCCCTTCTCTTTGGTTGGATTTAATAACCCACATTTTTGATATTTTGGAGGTTTTATCATGAACGATTTCATCTGCTTGCTGCTTTTTGGCCCCTTCTGGCTGATCTACAAGCTCTGTCGGTGGCTTGGGAGACACTGATATGAACAAATACCAGAGAAGAGAAGCTCGAATGATTAAACGGATGCACAATGACGTTGATTTGATTGGGATGCCATTCAGTTTCGATCATTATAAGGCTTTTCGTCGTGGCATTCGAAAAACGGCTCGAATGCTTATTAAAGCGAACAACGAAGCCCATAAAAAGGCCCTGTCAATTGAGGTGACAAAATGAACAAATACCAGAGAAGAGAGTCTCGAGACATCCATAGAATGATTACATATTACCCAATTCGATATCAAATGGATGCAAAATACAAAGTCGTAAGGCGAAATTTTCGAAAAATGGTTCGAATTCTCTCAAAGCGGAACGAGCAAGCCCATAAAGAGATGTTCCGAGGCATGGATTTGGCAAACGGACGTGACCAAACAGCTTATATTCGCCAGGATTTATTCAATACCATCTGCGTTGCCAAGCCAATCGAGGTGAAAAATGAGTAAATTTGGGGATAATTTGGCTCGGCGACGAGAAGAAAGAGGCATGACACAGCGTGAATTGGCCGAGATTTCGGGCGTTCCGAAGGGTTCTATTGGCAATTATGAGGCCGGACATTACCTCCCGCGCATCGGAAATATACTAAAACTTGCGAAGGTTTTGGGAAAGGAAATCGTTGTGAAGGAGGATAATTGTGATTAGTTCGAAAGACTTTGGTCGACTGATTTGTAGTCGTCGAATGAAGCTAGGCTGGTCTCAGGCAAAGCTGGCGGAACGTTTGGTAGTAAGTGCTCGCGCTCTTCGAAATTGGGAGCATGGCATCACCATCCCAAATTTCTTTGATGGGCTTCGTTGCTGTCGAGTGCTGGGGATTGATCCGACAGATTTGATGACTCGTCGCTGAGTAGAGAAAAGAGGGGGACGCTGAGAAATCACGCCCTCTTCTTTTTTGCCGATTTTTAGTGCTGTTTAGAGACTGTTTAGAAGCTGTTTGTAGACTGATTTTAGGCCAATTATAGACTGTTTCGGACGGCATGATCATGCCTAAAATATGGGGAACAACTATTCCGAAATTTAAGGAATAACTATTCCTCTATTTTAAGCTGTTTTTTCTCTCAAAAGTTGAAAAATCGGTCCAGCGAAAAAAGTGGCCATTTTTGAGGAATAGTTGTGCCTTAAAAATAGGAATAGTTTGCCCCGACTTTTTTGTCGAGCGAAGGTCCAAAAAACCCAGTAATATCAGGGGTTTCGGGGTTTTTTGCATGCGGAAACTTCGTTCCGAAAAGTTTAAATTTTAATTTTTTTTTCAATTACACGTAGGAGTTTTAAACATATATAGTAATATAGGCGAAAAATATTTTTGAACTTTTGGGAACAATTATTCCGCATACTTTTTGTTGATATTTTGGGTCAAAAGGAAGCGGAAGGATCTTTCCGCGCGAAAAAAACATGGTATTTAATGGGAGGAGAAGGGAAAAGTGTCCGATTTAAGTAAGACACACACCATTCAGACTCTTTAAAGTTTTAAGAGAGGAGGAACTCACTTGGCAAAGGAAAGAGACTTTCAAGCAAAACTGATCAAGGAAATCATGACTCGGTTTCCTGGAGCACTTGCTTTCAAGGTCGAAACCTACATACAAGGATTTCCCGATCTCTTAGTTCTTTACGGCAAGCATTGGGCAGCGCTCGAGTGTAAAAGAGGGGCACGCGCAGCGCATCGTCCGAATCAGGACTATTGGGTGGCCTTTCTCAATAAGATGTCCTTTGCTGCCTTTATCTCACCGGAGAACAAAGAGGAGGTACTGCATGATCTTCAACGATCATTCAAAACTCATAGGACAGCACGCATTCCTCGGAGCAAGCAAGTACCATTGGCTCAACTACAACGACGAAAAGCTAGCTAATAGTTTCTTTAACTATCGGGCTTCCGAAGAAGGTACAAAGCTTCACGAGTTTGCGGCGCTGTGTATCAAGCTAAATCAAAAGTTGGCAAGATCAAAGAAGACTTTAAATCTCTATGTCAACGATGCGATCGGATTCCGCATGACACCGGAGCAAGTTCTGTACTATTCAGAATATTGCTTTGGGACCGCGGATGCAATCTCATTTCGTGATGACTTTCTGAGAATTCACGATTTGAAAACTGGCGTTACTCCGACTCATATGGAACAGCTTATGATATATGCTGCTCTTTTTTGTTTGGAGTATGACGTGAGTCCATTTGATATCGGGATAGAACTTCGAATCTATCAGAATGACGATTGTCAGATTTGTGTGCCCGATCCAAATGATATTCGCGCAATCATGAATCTCATCGTGAGGTTTGACAAGCAACTTAGAAAACTCGATAAACAAGGAGGCTAACCATGGATATTTATGATCCCGTTCTCGGAGATCCTATTCTTGACGGGGATGCCTCCATCGAGGCGGAAATTCTAGCCCATTATGGCGTTAAGCGAAGATCTGGGCGCTACAAATGGGGTTCCGGCGAAATTCCTTATCAACATGAACCCTGGTTCCAGGGAACGGCAGATGCTATGCTGGCTCGTGGTGAAAAGCCTACGATTCTGGATGCAGAGAAAGCATTTCTGAAGCGTGTGGATGAGCTTCGAGCACAGGGATGGGATCCGTCTGGCGAGAATATTCGTAAAGAGTTTAACATGAGCTCTACGGATTATCGTGCTTTCTATCAGCTCTCTCAGCATGAGCAGCGTCGAGCAGAAGCCGAACGAGCGAAACAACTTCGAGCAGAAGGCAAATCTCTTCAAGAGATTACAGATATTATGGGTTATAAGAATGACTCATCGATTCGTACCCTATTGGATGAGAAAGTCGGTGCTCGTGCAAATCAGGCCATCAGCACGGCTGAAGTTCTGAAAGAGGAACTCAAGTCCAAACCATATTTGGATGTCGGTGCTGGCGTTGAGCGAGAGCTCGGTGTCTCTTCTGGCAAGCTGAATGAGGCACTTACTATGCTGGAGCTTGAAGGATACGAAGTTCACGGTGTGGGCGTTCCTCAGGTAACAAACCCTGGTAAACAAACAACAATAAAAGTTCTTTGTAAGCCCGGAACAACGATCGGTGACGCCTATGCAAATCGTGATGATATTCAGCAGGTAAAAGACTACCATTCGGAAGATGGCGGATTTAATTACTTCAAGCGTGAATATCCGGCAAGCATTGCCTCCGATCGAATCAAGATCAATTACGGCGATCAAGGTGGCACATCGAAAGATGGTGTCATTGAGATTCGTCCTGGTGTCGAAGACTTGAACCTTGGGCAGTCTCATTATGCTCAGGTTCGTATTATGGTTGATGGAACCCATTATCTGAAAGGCATGGCCATGTATTCGGATAATATTCCTGATGGCTACGACATTGTCTTTAACACTAACAAGAGTTCCAACAAAAGTAAGATGGATGTGCTTAAAAAGATTCAGGATGATCCTGACAATCCTTTTGGTGCAACCATCAAGGCCAATGGTCAGTCTCATTATGTCGGGAAAGATGGCAAAGAACATCTCTCCGCAATTAATAAACTGAAAGAAGAAGGAGATTGGCAAGGTCAGTCGATTAACTTATCTTCTCAGTTTCTTTCCAAACAGCCGATGTCTTTAATCAAGAGGCAACTTAATCTTACTTATGCTGATCTTGATGATCAGTATCAAGAAATCATGGATTATACGAATCCTACGATTAAGAGAAAGCTTCTTCTCGATTTTGCAAACTCTTGTGACTCTGCCGCCGTACATCTGAAGGCTGCTGCTCTTCCGAGACAGAAGAACCAAGTCATCTTGCCGATCGATGAACTCAAAGACAATGAGGTCTATGCTCCGAACTATAAGAATGGCGAACGCGTTGTGCTGATTCGTTATCCTCATGGTGGAACGTTCGAGATCCCTGAGCTGGTTGTCAACAATAAGAACCCCACTGCTAAGAAAGCATTGGGCAATGCAATCGATGCAGTCGGTATCAACTCCAAGGTCGCAGAACGTTTGTCGGGCGCAGACTTTGATGGCGATCAAGTAACCGTCATTCCTGTCAACGATAAGGTTAAAGTCAAGACCAGTCGTCCGTTAAAGGAATTGGAAGGCTTTGATCCTAAGACTGCTTACTCAACAGAAGGCAAGACTGGCGTTAGGTTAATGAAAGAATCCCAGAAGCAAAAGCAAATGGGTATTGTTTCTAACTTAATCACAGACATGACTCTGAAGAATGCACCTCCTGAAGAGATCGCTATGGCTGTTAAGCATAGTATGGTAGTCATCGATGCTGTCAAGCATAAGCTGGACTACAGGCAGTCTGAGAAGGACAACCACATCGAAGAACTGAAACAGAAGTGGCAGACTCGATACGATGAGAATGGCGAACTTAAGACAGGCGGAGCTTCTACACTTCTCTCTCGTCGTAAGCAAACGGTTCGAGTGCCTGAGCGTAGAGGTTCTGGTCGTATCAATCCTGAGACTGGCGAAGTAGAGTACAAAGAGTCTGGTCGTACCTACTACGACAAAAAGAGTGGAAAGATTGTTCCTGCTACGATCGAAGTGTCACAGACTCTTTACACTAGGGATGTGAATGACCTCTCGTCAGGTACCCCCCAGGAAAACGCCTATGCGGACTACGCCAACAAAGTAAAGGCCCTAGGCAATCGAGCTCGACTTTCGTACCTGTCTACAGAAAAGCTTGAGCGTTCTCCTGAAGCTGCTAAAAAGTACTCTTCTGAGGTGCAGAGTCTTAACGATAAGATCGATAAGGCTGCCCGTAACGCCCCGAAAGAGAGGCAGGCTCAAATCAATGCCAATGCTGTTGTGAAGGCTAAGGTTGAGGCCAACCCCGAGCTCTATACAGAGAAAAAGGCATACAAGAAGCTTAAGCAGAATTCGATTAACGATGCTCGTGCTGATGTCGGTGCAAGTGGTAAAGGAACTCGGTTTACCATCACTGACAAGGAATGGGAAGCCATTCAGGCAGGTGCTGTTAGCGACAGTAAACTCATGCAAATTCTTAGGTATACTGATCAAGATGCCCTTAAGGCTCGTGCTATGCCTAAGACTACCACTCAGTTGAGTGATACCAAGGTTCAGAAGATTAAATCTATGTCTGCGAGTGGATACACCAATGCTGAAATAGCCGAAGCTCTTGGTGTTTCTACATCAACGATCAATAACTACATCAAATGATGTATTGAAATGAGGTGAATTTCGACTAAATGAGAGTTGTTGCTCTGTCTACAAAAGACAATCCCTTCAATCCAATTACTCAATTCGATGATTGGTATCGTTTTGACATGGACAAAGGTTATTCTTCTTGTTCTTATTTGGCTCGAATCACGAATTCTTCTGAATCTAATAACGAAGCTGCTAATGTTGACGATGTTGAGTCGGCTATTGACGAGATCATCAAGTATGATCCATTTGATCGTTACATTAAGGTTGTCGAAGAAGTTCACGAAGATTCGAATTCTGAGTCTACAAATGAACAAACGTAACTTCTTAACTGTATCTTCTCAATCATCTCTGCTTTCATTCTAAGAATTAGAAAGGACAATTAAATGACTTTTCATGTTGTCTTTGACTTTGTTTCAAACAAAAAAGAAATAAATGGGGTCAAATATAATATAAAAAGCATATGGGGGGTCACGAAAATATCAACCCCCCTCCC